CGTTGCTTATAACAAAAAGCTGGAGGAGCACCAGAAAGAGATACAAAAGACCGGGCAGGAAGTATCCGACCTGGCCGACAAGTACCGGAACGATCTGGCCCAGGCGTCAGCGGACTACTACGAAAAGGTGGCCGCCGCCGAGGCACAGTTAGCCCAGGACACCGCCGCGGCGTGGGATTCTTACAACCAGGCCGTCGACGACCGGATCAAAAAACTACGCGACTTTACCGGCTTATTTGATGAGGTGAAGGCTGAAGGTGTGTCTGGAGACCAGCTGCTATACAACCTCCAGACCCAGGTGTCCGCCATGGCGGCGTGGGAAGAGGCTATGGGCGTCCTCAGACAGCGGGGGATATCCGATGCGCTATACGAGCAGCTGGAGGGCATGGGTCCGTCTGCTGTCAACCAAATAGTGGCGTTGGCCAATATGACCGACGATCAACTCGGGGAATACGTCTACCTCTGGGAATGGAAGGCCCAGGAGGCCAAGGACCTAGCTATCGGGCAGATGGAGGAGACCAAGCGCGAGACTGAAAACAAAATCTCGGAAATGCAGGAACGCACCGCAGAGCAACTTGAGGAATACCGCATCGAGTGGGAGCAGACCCAAACTGAAATCAAGAACCAGACCATACAAGCCCTGACCGAGCTGGTCCAAGTGGCCGGCGAGAAGGGTGGGGAATTTATATCGGCAGTAGTGGCGGCAATCCAGGCAAAAATGCCAGAGCTGCAGGGAGTATTATCCCAGATTATGAGCGCCCAGGGACTAACCGCGCCCGCAGAAGGCGCCCTGTCTACCGGGGAACCGGTTATGGAGGTTGGCTCCGGCCCGACGGACGAGGAGACAATCGCGTCCAGCGCTACCATGAGCGCCGCCGTCCAAGAGAACAATGCCATAGCGACCACCGCCGTGCAGGAACAGTGGGGGAGCACCCGGGATACCATGGCATTAACCCACCAGGAGATACTAGACAACGTAATCGCAAAATGGACTGAAATCGTCAACCAGACCAGAATATTCAACAGTCTAATTCAAGCCGAGTACGAGCAGCACCGGCTCAATACCAAGAAGCTCTTCACCGACATAGACAAACTGGTCCGTGGCATTTACCGCGGGCTGGTCGAGGAGGCCCCGGGATGGGGCAAAAACATGGTTGGCGAATTCATCCGCGGGGTGCGCGACCAATTCGACAATCTGCGGGACACACTTATGGAAATGGCCAACATGGTTGACGCCTACATCGGATTCTCGTCGCCTACCCGGTTAGGACCGGGGGTATATGCAGACGAGTGGGCACCGAATCTCGTCACTATGTTTGCTAAGGGGATTGAGGACACCGTCCCCATGATGCAAGCCAAACTGAGCGATATGTTCAACGTGGGAACCGTGACCATGCAGGGCATGGCGGCAACCGGGAGCAACAACTCTTCCGGCACCACCATATATATGACCGTGAACGCCAGCAACTGGTCTGACATTGAACGTGAGCTGAACCGGCGGGGGGTGCAGATGTGAGCTATGTATTAACCGTCGGGGGAATAGAGAAATCCGTCCAACGGGATACTCTGCGGATTGATAAGGCCCTCACCTACCAGGTGGACACATGCAAGTGCACTATCCTGTCGAGCGCCCAACCCAGCGAGGGGGATGAGGTTATAGTGACCGACTCCACGTTGGGCGTTCTGTTCGGCGGGGTCATAATCAAGGTAAAGCTGAAGAACAAGGATGTCCCCATGTGGGAGATAGACTGCAATGACTACACGGAGCTTTTGGACCGCCGCCTGGTTGTCGAGTCCTATACCAACATGAGTGCCTCCGACATCTTTTTGGACATCGCGTCAAAATACTGCCCCGGCTTCACCGTGAATGGTGTACAACCTGGCGCGCCGATGGTCGAAGCCACCGGTGTAGAGTTTGATTACAAGCCCGTGTCCGAGTGCTTTCGTTGGCTGTGCGACTACGTGGGCTGGCACTGGCAGACCACGGTCTACAAGGATCTACGGTTTTTCAGCACAGAGGATCTTGCGTCCCCCGCCCCTCTGGCACTGATACCCGGCGGCCCATTTCATTTTGGAAGTCATGTCATTGACATCCAGGGCCTGCGCAACCGGGTGTACGTCAGGGGCGGCACGATGCTGACTGACCCGCAGGTGATCCAGTGGAAGGCCGATGGCGTGGCCCGGATATGGCCCCTGCCATGGCCGCCGCATGAAGTGAGCCTGGCCGTGGGAGAGGTGCCTATGTCCGTAGGCGTGGAGAACTTGCACGAAGATGCCGACTTTGACTACATGATGAGCTATGCGGAGAAGTATATAAGATGCAGTAGCCAGACAGCTACGCCGGTAGAAGGGGCCACAATATCACTGACCGCCAAGCAGGATATCCCCGTCATCACCATGTATGAGGATTATGCCAGCCAAACAGCTATTGCCGCTGTACAAGGCGGGGATGGCGTATATGAGCATGTGATTGATGATGATACTCTGACCACCATCCAAGCGGCGGAGGCGGCGGGGCTGGCTGATTTGAGGGAACACGCCAATCCTAAGGTGTCGGGCAGCTTTGAGACTGAATACGTATCGTCGACCCCGCAGGAAGTTGACGCATTTAACGTCGCCGCCATAGGGTTGAACGGCATCGATAGCTACATCCGGTTTGACGAGGCCATACTCCAGAGCATCCCTTTTACGATTGAGTTTTGGGTGAAGCCAAAAAGCCCTACTGCCTTTTCGAGGCTGTTTATACAGGGCTCTGCTGATAGCGCGGTAAATCCCTATGTGTACTACCGCAATAACAAGCTGTGCGTTGGCTACAATTCGACAATGCCCGCGATTGGGGTTCCTATCGTTGACGGGGAGTGGCAGCATTTCGCATGGGTGTATGATGGAGTTGAGCATAAAGGATATATCAACGGCGTTGATGCATCTACCACTCCGAGCGGTACAAACACAGGCTTTACAGGCGGGACATACATTGGTCGGAGAGGATCCGGAAACTACTTCTCTGGCGAGCTGGATGACGTCCGGATCTGGCAAGTAGCAAGAACCCCAGGGCAAATTGCCGACAATTACCGAAAAATGGTTTCCGGCGACGACCCTGACCTGGTAGGTTATTGGAGGTTTGATGGGCGTGATAAAACGCTCGACGAGACGGGCAGAAACGCGGCGGTGGCGAACAACCTTTTAGAAGCGTCATCGCACCCCAACTTGACCGGCAAAAAAATGGCCATTGTCCCGTGGCAACCGGGGCAACTGGTAGATATCCAGCTCCCTGATCGGGGCGCAGTAGGCACGTACCTGATACAGAGAGTGACCCTCAGCCCGGTAGCAGGGATGTGGACATACAGCATCCAGTACGGCGGTAGGCTCTTTGGTATAGCGGACTTCCTCAAGGCCCTGGTCAGTAGCCAGCAGAAGAAGAAAAACATTGAGCCGACTCAGAGCATACAGAAATATGTCTATGGCGAGGAAAGCTTGGGTGTGTCGGACGAGCTATTTACAGCCACGAAAGCTTTACCTTACGTCTATGGCGCCGAAGATGCGATATGTGGATTGGTGGTGTTGAGTAGTGGATAGTTTGAGGCTGAAATCAGAATGGTATTTTGAACACGAAGACGGCTTCATCGAGGGTCCGTATTTTAATTCCTTCTCTCCAGCAGGGCTAGCGAAAATAGCCGAGGGCATCAAAGCACTTGCGGCTCCATACCTGGTAGTGGGCGACGATACAGATGAAGGGTACATCATTACGGAAGCCTTTCGCAAGCCGGTATCGGTGGTGACCCGTGATGAAAATGTAGTTAGGTTCCGGACGCAGCTCCTGACCAGTGAGGGCAACGGGGATCACCAAAAAACCTGCATCTATGTCGAGGCCGCCGACTCCCCGGGGACAGGCGTGATGCTGAACATGCTGCGAGAGCCGTGGTCAAAAACAAACGTAATGATTCTGGCGGTAGAATGCCGCATCACAGTGCAGGGGGTGATATGATGCACGCTTTTAAGGACGGGGAAATAATCGACGAAAACAGCATGAATCAAATGCTGACCCTCCAGCCGTTTCAATTGCTATATGAAGGAGCACAGAGGGCGGCCAAAACCGGTGCAGGAGTGGTCGAAAACAGTCTGGCAAACAACAACTACTGCGCACGGTTTACACTCACTGGTAGCACGGAAATAGGGCGTATTGAGCTTGAGATAGATAAGGACGGAACCGGGGCCGACCTGCTGGCGGAGATCCGATCCGGCATGGTCCCCGGCAGCGGAAATGACGGGACCCTACTCAAACGAGTGGTCGTGCCCAAAGAGTTTATCCCGCTAACAAAATCCTACTGGAGCGTGCCGATCGGGCTCAGCGGCCTAACCTCCGGTGCTCAGTACTGGCTAGTAGTGCAGCGGAATGGCGACGCCACGAACAAGTTAGACTGGGTGGGTGAGTCTGCCCAGGACGCAAGCTATCCAGCCTACTATCGTGTTGGGGATAGCGGCAACTGGACCGCCAACAACGCCCTGCATTTCCGGGTATTCTCCGGGGTTTCTGGCGAGTTGAAGCATAGTATCTATGCTGGGACTGGCTACACCACGGTGGAATACAGCGGAGAAGTCATCTCCAAGGTGTACCGATACCTGCCTCCGGAGGATGGGCCAGACGGCGGTATTAGAGACGTGCTGACATATACGTGGAGTGGCGAGTATTTGGTTGGAGGTGATGTATAGTGTTTGGCATGATGGAGGCATTGCTGAGTTTTTTCCGGCGACAGGTGGGCCTAAGAACCGATGCGGCAGATGCAACGGGGAGTTTGCATGCGAAAACATCTAGCATGGTTGCAAAGCCCATAATCGCCAACGGTAGCGCGGTAAAAAGTGTGCAAAGAGGTACGATTGCTTACACCCCAAACGCCACTGTATCGGCTACGATATCGGCGGTAGACACATCTAAAGCAATCGCAATATTTAATAGTTTTTTTAGTTTTAGTAAGTCTACGACAATTCACTACGAGGTTTATGGCTTTTTGGCTAATTCCACCACTGTGACAATAAAAGCCGATGGTAATGATAACGCGGGAACAGCAGCCTATGTAGTCATAGAATTTTACTAGGAGGTATTAGAGATGTACTATGCACAAATTGACGAAAATGGTATCTGCTTTGCCGTGACGCAAACCTATGGGCCTATACAACAAGCAGACATGATACCCGTAGATAGCTTTGACCAGTCATTGTTGGGACAAAAGCGAGTCGGAGAATCGTGGGAAGTAGTGCCTATTGATCCGGTAGTGCCTGTTGAGCCAAGCCAGATAGCGCAATTGGAGCAAGTCATAGATACCCTGCTGACCGGAGGTGAGACGGTATGACCCATGAAGACCGATTACGGCTGGCCCAAGAAATGAACCGCAAACTGGCCGCCATCAAGCAGGCTGGGCAGATCGCTACCCGCGACCTGATACGGGAGGATAATCTGACAGCCGATGAGATCACGGGGCTGGTGGACCTGTACCCCGCATGGGCAGCAGGCATGAGCTATGCCGCCGATGACTTAATCGCCTACGGTGGCACTCTGTACCAAGTCATCACGGGCCACACAAGCCAAGCGGATTGGACACCCGATGCGGTACCGGCTTTGTTTGTCTCCAAAACTCCTGCCGGGGTAATACCGGACTGGGTGCAGCCTACTGGTGCGCATGACGCCTATAATATCGGGGATAAAGTGATTTTCGAGGGGCGAGTATACCGCAGTTTAATCGACGGAAATACCTGGAGCCCGGCAATATACCCGGCCGGATGGGAGGCAGTATGATAACAATAACCGCCAGAAAACTAACTATACCCCGCGTAGACATGGTGGTAGGCTTCACCGGCGATAACCGTGTTGAAACCAGAGTCTTTGAACTGAGCCGCACCTATGGCGATATCGACCTGGCTGACTTCGACTTCAAGCTTGACACTGAAATCAACGGCGTCAAGAATATTATCGACCTGGACAAATCCGTCACAGAGGACAAAATCACCCTGACCTGGACAGTGCGGGAATCCCACATCCTCTACCCTGGCCGTATGAACATCCAAATCCGGGCGTTTAATTCTGCTGGTGGAGAAAAATGGCACAGTGCCCAGGACTATGTACTAGTGCAGGCCAGTATAAATGCCACGGGGGTACAGTCAGACCCGTTACCGTCCGAATTTATCCAAATGGAGCAAAGGGTAACAACCATGAAAGAGCAGGCTGAGCAAGCTGCGCAAACAGCTACAGAACAGGCGAACATAGCACAAGGTATAGCGGATGAATTTGAGAATGAAACACTACCTGCGGCTATAGCAGCAGTAGAGGCTAAAGTAGATAAAGCTAAAGCAGAAGCTGACCGAGCAGAAGAAGCAAAGGTGGACTTGGCGATAGCTGCGGCCAATATAGCTGCATCTATGGTGGTAGAAGAAGGGCAAAATTGGGAAGAAGAAGTGTTTTTGACAGTAGCTGTGGCTGATATTGTCAGAGCTATGTCGGTAGAAGAAGGGCAAAATTGGGAAGGAGTGAGTACATAAATGAGTCATGGAGTTAGATTTGTCGGGAAAGACCCAGATGGCATAGCAAAAGCTATCTCTGTTAACGACGACGGAGTGCTTCTGGCTGAATTATCGGGAAGTTTGCTGGTAGGGGAGGTTGCGGAGAATCCAACAGCAAATACTATACTGGGCAGAATGAAGAGTTTGGAAAGTAAAATCGATACTTTAGATGTGGTAATAGATAGCATACTTGCAAAGATAATAGCTGCTCCAAGCACCGAAGCAAAACAAGATACTATCATTGGCTATGTTGATGGCGTAGAAGCAGTTCTTGCCAATATATTAGCGAAGATTATAGCTTCCCCGGCTACCGAGGCAAAGCAGACAGCTTTAAACGCACTAATTGGCGAGGTGCAGACCGCTCCAACAGCAAATACTTTGCTAGCAAGACTCAAATCTCTTGAGGACAAGCTTGCGGAAACATTAACTGTTCAACTATCGGGCAGTAAAGTTGAACAAGCATCCGCTCAAGATACTCAAGTTGCTACAACTGCAAAAACCTACACAAAAGCCGCAGGAGCATCACAAATGGAAGTTTACTGCGAAACAGGTTATATCAGAGTGCGTACTGACGGTGAGGCTTGCACTTCAACCACAGGTGAGCCTATTGCCGCAGGATTTGGCTCTGGATGGCAAGCAGACTCGATTTCTGTTTACTTTATACAGGAATCGGTGATAACGGTGGTGAGTCGCTAATGGCATTACAAAGAGATTTATACCGCAAACAATTTGCCAATATTGCAGATGTAAAAGTGCATGATATTTATGGTGCAAGTTGGGACAAAGGCGAATTACCCAATTTGACTCGTACCGATAAGGCGGTAGGTTTAACCGCAAATGTCGGTATAGATGCTCAAGTTGTTCAAAATGACTTTGATAATACTCCGCTTTTCGGCAGTATCAGGGAAGTCGAGGACGCTTATGGCAACAAATTTATGCGGATTCCTAAACTCTATATTAAGAAAACCGATGGAGTAAGCTCAAAGACTTGGCAAGTCAGTCTTACTAAACGCCCCGGATTCTACCTCCCTTGGTGTTTTTGGGACTTTGCAAATAGCAGAGAATTACCCTGTTTTGACTATGGAAAATATCAAGCTAATTTATCTGATGATGGCACAAAACTTGAATCAAAAACAGGCAAATACCCTTTAATGAACAAATGCATCGTTGATTTCAGGGGTTACGCCAATGCCAATAATACAGGTGGCTTATTAGGGTATCAGCAATTAGATATACACGCCGTAGATGTTTTACGGACTCTTGCTTTCATCGAGTTCGCTACGCTTGATATACAGGCAATCATGCAAGGATATACAGCAGGACAATACACGGCTACACATCTAGCAACTGTAACTGAAGAAAATGCCAACCGTATTATTGTAGCAAACGACCATGCCGCCTTATATCGAGTTGGTCAAGCAATCGGCATAGGCACATCGCGAGGGGGCAATCAGATATGTTTTGACCGCACCATTACAGCGATAGAGGATTACGGTGTCGACAATAAGGCAATCAGTTTTGACGGTACGGCAGTAACGGTTACAACTGGCAACATGCTTTATAATAGCGGTTGGAAGTCAGGTGCTTGTGATGATGTAGTGGCGTCAAGTGGTATTCTAACCGCTAATGACGGTAAATATCCTTGTATGTACCGAGGCATTGAAAACCCATTCGGCAACATGTGGCAGTTTGTCGATGGTGTGAATATAACCGATAATCAGGCATGGATATGCAAGGATGCTCGGCAATATGCCAGCAATGTTTTTGCTTCGCCATATGAGCAACTTGGTTATATAAATCACAATGCCGATGGCTACGCACAGGCGATGGGGTATGACGAAAACTACCCATTTGCGGAATTCCCAACGGCGGTAAACGCCAGTTTAAAATATTATAAAGATTATTATTATCAATCAACAGGAGAAAAAATTGCCTTCTTTGGTGGGCGCTGGGATCGCGGGTCGGGTGCGGGGCTTTCGTCCTGGGATCTGCCGTACTTTTCTTTGTCTGTGCATCAGGCCCTCGGCGGGCGGTTAATGAGAAAAGCGGCATAGGAGGTAGAATCATGAAGCCAATAATTTATGCGGAAATACCTGATTTTGACCAGCAAACTCAGGCAGTATTCCAGACTGAACCAGTGGACATGGGAGACCATATTTATTTCGGCGTAGAGGTCAGGGATTTGCCGCCAGATAAAAACGAGGGTGAAATGTTCGAGTAGTTTATGCAACTATCGGTTTAGCGAATATGAAAGATTGACTTGAATTGAAATTGCATGATATGGTACGGTAGTAGCAGGCTAGATCGGGGGTAGCTCCCCTGATCGAAAGCGTCCCCGCAGGCGTTGCCTGCTATCATCATTACTGCGGGAACCAAAAATATCTTGCGGGAGGTATCATATCATGCTACTCAGCCAAGCGTGGCGGCTTTATGCTGCCGACAGACAGATCGAGGGCTTCAGCCCTCACACACTCAAGGGTTATGCAGTCCAGGCCAATATGCTCATCCGATACCTGGGCGACATCGATGTGGGTGAAGTTACCCTGGCGGATCTTAAAGAGTACCTGGTGGAGCGCGGCGGTCATTTGAAGCTGTCCAGCCTGGGTATGAGGATCCGGGTTCTCCGGGCCTTTTTTAGATGGGCTGCCGAGGAGGGTTACTGCCAGGCTAACCCGGCCCGAAAGCTCAGGGAGCCTAAGCTGGGCAAGATCGTACCTAAAGCACTCAGTGAGGAAGACACGATTATACTGCAGGAGGCTTGCAGGTCTCCGCTGGAGCATGCCCTGGTAGAATTTTTCTATTCTACCGGCTGCCGGATCGGTGAGGTCCACCGGCTGAACCGCGGGGCAATCGACTGGGACAACCGCTCCTGTATAGTTCTGGGTAAGGGCAGTAAGGAACGCGAGGTTTACTTCTCAATCAAGGCCGCGATCTGGCTCAAGAAGTACCTGAACAGCAGGAAAGACACAGACATGGCCCTGTTCGTCACAGAACGCAAGCCCCACCGGATGAGCATAGCGGAGATCCGCTATATCATTAAGCGGGTAGCCAAGCGGTCAGAGGTTGAGTCCAATGTGTATCCCCATAAATTGAGGCATAGTTATGCAACCCACTTGCTCAACCAGGGCGCACCGATGGAAGGGATCCAAACACTGATGGGCCACGCGAAGATTAGCACTACTCTCGTGTACGCCAGCCTATCAGGACCCAGGCGAAAAGAGATATACCGAAAATACTTTTAATAACCGACCAAACCACCCTGCGGGGTGGTTTTTTAATGGAAGTGCAGAACAATCGCGGCCATGCCGCTTGAGATATACATTACTGATGAGAGGGGCGTGGGAGATGGAACCTATCACATTGGGAGCCATCGCAACGGTGTGTTCCATTGTATTTGGGTTCGTCGGCTATCAGCGTGGTGTAAAAAAGCAATGTAATGATGAAGGATTGCAAAATGGCGAGTTAAAAGCGGATATTCGCTACATACGCAGCGGCGTGGATGATATTAAGATCGACATGAAAGCGACTGAGAAGCGCGTAGGAGAGCTATCGGAGAGGGTGATCCGAGTCGAGGAATCGTCCAAGCAGGCGCATAAGCGAATCGACGAGCTCAAGGGGGATTGCAAGTGACAAAGGACATCACTTTTTCTAAGTGGATTATCCGCATCGCTCTGATACAGGGCTTTGCGATGATGTGGGCCAGCTACGCGCTGGCTCTGCTCAACCGCGTCCAGATCGCCGAGGCCCTATCCAAAACGGTCTGCATCGAGATTGTAGCCGTGGTCCTTGGGTACTACGCCAAGGCCGGGATGGAAAACCTCAGCAAGAACAACAGTTGGCCGGATAGGCCAAAACGGGTGGGGGTGATACACGATGAGCAACCATAAAGTATACCTATCTGCATCCAATCAGGAAGCCAACATGGGGGCAGACGGCATAACCGAAGAGGCCCGAATGAACCAATTGGCCCATGACGTCGGCGATATCCTGACCCAGCGGGGAATAACCGTCTACTACAATAACCCGAATTGGACCTTAACGCAGATCGTCAACGACTCCAACGCCCGGCAGCCTGATCTACATATCGCCATCCACAGCAACGCTGGGGGCGGGACCGGGACAGAGACCTGGTGCTATGGCATCGATGGCACTGACAGCGCACGGTTCGGGTCATTACTGCAAGCGGCCCTGGTGGGGGCGTTGGGACTCAGGGACAGGGGCATCAAAGACAGCCTCACGCCTGGCCATCGCTGGGCCGAGGTGGTTAATACCAATGCCACGGCGGTGCTGACTGAGGTGTTCTTCCACGACAATCTGAGCGATATCCATGTGTTTAATCATCGCTATCTACAGGTGGTCAATGCCATGGCCGATGCTGTCAAACAATGGTTTAATGTTGCAACTACCCCGGAGCCGCCGCCTGCGCTCAGTGACATAGCGGTACTGCAACAGGCCGGGATCATCAACAGCCCTGACTACTGGCTGGGGATCGCGGCTACCGGGCAGGCTGCCCGGGGTGACTACGTCAACGCCTTAATCCGCAATGTTGCGGACTATGTAAGGAGGTCAAAATAATGGACGTTAGTATTTATCTGCTTTACGGTGTGCCCGTGGTGGGACTGGTTATGGCCCTAGTTAAGATCGCGCGGGAGGTTGGGCTGCCGACTAAGTACGCCCCGGCCCTAGCTATCCTGCTGGGCCTCCTGGGCGGCGTGGGGATAGCTTACCAGAACGGTAACGAACTGATTTCGGGGGCTGTGATCGGGCTCGTGATCGGTGCGAGTGCTGCCGGGTTTTATGATGCCGCAAAGTACAGTGGTGTGATCGGGGAGGCTGAGTAGCAGGGAGAGGCCGAGCCGCTGGCAAGTAGCCCACTGCGGTGGGAATCCTTCCCTCCTTTTTTATAGCGGGGCCGAAGCCCCGCATTTTATTTGAGAGGCCGGGGTTAGTCCCCCACCCGCAGATAAACACCTCCCACTCTCCGGGGCCGAAAGGCCCCTTATTTTTTTTGCTCTTTTGGCACATTCGCTTTACTTTGTGTGCGTAAACCTATATTATAGTATTAACGTATGTAAAGCGAAGGAGGTCAAGGGAATGAAAACACAGAGATTTGGGGTAGAAATAGAAATGACCGGAATCTCCCGGAGCGCAGCCGCGGGCGTAATCGCCAAGCACTTCCATACCACCAAGGAGCACCGCCCGGAAATGGGATACGACACCCGCCGGGTGAAAGACCCGCAGGGTCGGTGGTGGAAGGTGGTCAGCGACGTCAGCATCACACCGCAAAAAGGCGGCACCACACTTAACACCGGAAACAACCGGAATATATACCAAGTGGAAGTGGTTACCCCGATACTGACCTGGGGGGATATCGAAACCCTCCAGCAGGTCGTAAGAGCCCTCCGCAAGGCGGGCGCCAAGGTTAACGGCAGCTGCGGGATTCATATCCACGTCGACGCGGCACCGCACACCCCGACCAGCCTGCGGAACCTCATCAACATTTTCGCCTCCCGCGAGGACATGATTTACAAGGCCCTGGACGTCAAAAATAGCCGGCTGAAGCACTGCAAAAAGCTCCGCACCAAGCTGGTGGACGACGTCAACGGCAAAAAGACGGTCACCTTGGACGACCTGGCCGCCTTCTGGTACGATGGGTCAAACCCGGCGAACGCCCGCTACCAGCACTACCACGACACCCGCTACTGCGGATTAAACCTCCACGCAGTTTGGTACAAAGGCACGGTGGAATTCAGAGCCTTCAACAGCACCCTGCACGCCGGGGAGGTCAAAGCCTACATACACCTAGCCTTGGGGATGAGCCACCAAGCACTCAAGCAGAGAGCGGCCAAACCAGCCAAACCGGATACCGACAACGAGAAATATACCTTCCGGTGCTGGCTCCTGAGACTGGGCTTCATCGGACCCGAATTCGAAAGCACCCGGGAACACCTGACCAAGAACCTGAGCGGAAACGGCGCCTGGAGACACGGGCGCCCCGCTTAAATAGAAGGAGGGAACGAAAATGGCGGAAAGAACAATCATAGCGGATGGCATGACCATCCACGGGGGAACGGTGCACATAATGCGCGCCCTGCGAGAAATCGCATTCGACCAAGGGAAAAACCTGAACGAATACCTGGACATTCTGCAGACCAGACTCAACAACTTTAACGGTCCGGTAGATTTTTCCGGAGACACCATCGAGGCCCGGTGCGATAAAGCGGTTGCCGAGCTGCTGAGAATCGGCATGGCAAAAGAAACCGAGGAGGAGAGCAAATGATAAAACGACTGAGATACTTCTGCTACGGCAGCAACCTGAACGTGAGCCAGATGAAGCAACGATGCCCGGGCGCTCGCCCGATGAGTGCCGCAATCCTGGACGGATACCGCCTGGAATTCCAGGGGAACGCCAGCGGGTGCGGGTACTGCACGGTCGAGCCCGACAAGGGCAAGCGCACCCAGGGGGGCCTTTGGTCCATCACCGAGCAAGACCTTAAACGGCTCGATTTCTACGAAGGTTTCCCGACCCTATACCGGCGCATCAACGTTCCGGTCCAGACCGAGTTTGGGGTGGAGATAGCCATGACCTACCAGATGACGGCGGGGCACCCATTGGCGATGCCCACCGACTGGTACGTCAACGTATGCCTGGATGGCTACGAGGATTTCGAGTTAGACAAGCGGGCCTTCCGGGCAGCGATCCGGAGCACCCGGACGCGGATTGATAAACAACCAGCATTCATGGGATGGCACAAAGGGGGAGCAATCAATGGCAAAAAGAAAAACCAGATTCACCGAAGCGACGCTATGGCCCGATAAGGGCTGGCAGGACCCTTGGGATATGCTCGACGAGATCGAGGCCCAGCAGGACTATTTGAACGACTACCGCTGGCCGTACACCTTCAGGGGGACTACCTCCCTGCTGGGCAGCCAGTGGGATCAGCGAGTAAGGTTCGACGGCCGGGTCTATAAGGTGAACGACACCTTTTTAGCCGGCCCTTTCCCGGGGGACATGGACCGGGCGCAACAGACCGAGAACTTGACATGGCTACTCGACCAGGGGGTGACCCGGATCATCTCCTTAATGGAGCGCGGGGAGCGCGATTGGCGCATGCGCCCGATTAGGGAATACAACCGGGAGGCGAAAGCTCTCGGGGCGAAGCGGGGGATTAAGGTGGCGTGTGACCGGTTCGCAATCCGGGACCTGACGGCCCCCACGGTCAAGCAGACCAAGCGGATATTGAACCGCATCGACCAGGCGTTGACCGATGGGGAGACGGTGTACGTCCACTGCTTAGGAGGCTACGGCCGGACCGGCGCGGTGGTTGGGTGCTGGATAGCCCGCCATGGACTTGGCCAGGGAATCAACGCCCTGGACTACCTGGACTATATTCGGCGCGACGAGGTTACCAAGTGCGTGTCTCCGCAGACCCAGCCGCAGATCGCCCGAGTGATGGGGTGGAAAAAAGGCAAATAATCCGAATCTTTCCCCCTTTTGTGCTTGACTTTACGCGCGCAAAGTGCGACAATGGAATAAATAAACGGGGCTTGACCCCGAAGGGAGGACAATAGGATGGCAAAGGGAAGCAAGCTCATAACCCAGCTCAAGCGGTACATCAACCAGGGCGCGAAAGTTTTAGACCTTAATCTGATCAACACCGGGACCCAAGGCCCCCGGATGCTGGCCCTTTTAAAGGACGCTGGCTACACTACCAAGGATGAGGGATGCCCGCAGCAGACTTGGACGCTGGACGAGAACCTAGCCGGCTGGCTGGCGGAGCAAAAGGCCCTTGATGAAATCGAGGCCCACAACCGGGACATGTACGAGAACCCCGACAGCTACTTTGAGCCCGACGACCCCAGGCGCGCTTGGTAGCGCCTGGGCACATGAGAGGAGGAGAGCAGATGAGCTTTAAAATTATTGAGGCAAACGGAAAAGCACAGATAGTAAGCCCTTACAATCCCGAGTTTGTGGATAAAATCAAGAAGCTGGGCGGTCGCTGGGATAGCGCCGCCAAGGTCTGGACGGTGGATCCCCGCAATGTCGAGGTGGTCCGCCAGGCCATGCGGGAGGTATACGGCCAAGACGATCGCCCAGCCGACCTAGTATCTGTAAAAGTGACAATGCTCAGTAGTAAATCGGAAGGACGCGGCCCGGTCGTAATGCTCGGCCGGACAATAGCCTCCGCATGGGGCCGCGACTCGGGAGCCAGGATAGGCGAAGGCGTTGTTTTTGTAGAGGGCGGAGCCGATTCCGGCGGATCGGTCAAAAACTGGGAAACAGTAGTCACAAAAGGGTCGGTGATCATCATCCACGATGTACCTCGGGCACTCGCCGAGGCGAATCCCGAAGGGCTGACACTGGAAATACTCGCCGAAGAAACGCCAAATTTGGCCGCGCTGCAGGAGGAGCGGGAGCGGCTGCTGGCAAGAGTGGCAGAGATAGACGCAATACTAGCGGGGTAGGACGCGGCGCTCAAGGCGCAGAAAGGAGGAAACGAACATGAGACTTTCTTACAACGTAACAGGCCCTGAACGTAAATCACTGGTCGCAGCCATTAGCCATGAACTTAACGCCCCGACCAATTACCTCGGAGCACCGACATTCGCCTATGAGGTTGGTGGCTACCACATCGACAAGACTGGCACGGTCACGGGCGAGGACAACCGGGAGCTGGTCGCTGACCTTTGCGGTTTGCACAGCTTCAAAGCAATCAGCGAGGAATACGATGAGACGACGATTGATACCGAGAAGATCCCCGCCTTTGAGGAACTGAAACTCACCGAGCGCGAAGAATTGGGGCTTGGGAAGGAACGCCGTGACCCTGTCGGCGAAGACGGAATGCAAGCAAGCGATGTTCCCGAAATCTACACCTACCAAGCGGAACTCAGCGACCCCAACGAATAAGCCGCTAGGCCCAGCCCCGTGAAAGCCGGGGCCGCCCCGCAAGGGGCGCGGCGCTCAAGGCACAGAAAGGAGGAAACGCGGATGGTACCACTGGAGGCACAAGCCAAGGAGCTCCAGGCGCAAGTAGACGAGATTACCGACAGAGTCCTAGTCCATAAGGTCGGCAGATTCCTGGCCGTATTTGACACAGGCCCCAAAGACGGTGCATTCCTGGCGCTAGGCGACTACCACGCCATCAGCAATTGGGTGGCTGGATTTAAAGATGGCGTCCGAATTATAAAGGAGGGAAACAAGCATGCCTAATGTATATGTACAGACCGCTTTCACCCAAGACAACGGCGAAATAAAGGTGACGCTCTTTGAGGGGCAGGCAGCCATGGTCCTGGTGGCAACCGACGACGGATCCGGGGTGGGCGTCAACGTGGCAACCCTCGGCGCTTTCAACGGCAACATCGCAAGCGCCTTGACCGAGTCCACCATTGAAGCGCTGACCAAGATGGTGACAGAAATCTTGATAGGGGGAAAGCGATAATGGCAAAACAGATCAAGCTGCCAGCTTAACCCTACCCCGCCCCATGGTGACGACCGGAGCCGCCGAGAAAAGTATAGCACGGCGGCTCCCTGAAAAGAAAGGAGCACGACGGATGAGAGAGAACCTAGACTTTAACGACCTAGTGGCCGGGATCGCCACGATGATGCTGGTTATTATAACCTCGGCCGCTTTGCTGGCCGCATTTTAAGGGAGGAATGAAAGATGGCCCACGAAATCCAACTCAACGATTCGCTCTTTGTTACAAGAACCCCGGCGTGGCATGGCTTAGGCATTCTGGTGCAGGAGGCGCCCACTTCGGAGGACGCCCTGCGGATTGCCGGACTCGACTGGGAGGTCCAGCAAGGCCCGGTATACCGGAAGGAAGTGACCGGATTCGGCATCAAAACTACCGAAATCGAAAACTACCGGGTGAACTTCCGCAGCGACGACGGATCGGTCCTCGGCATAGTCGGGGACGGGTACCGCATCGTTCAAAACCGAGAGGCATTTGCCTTCACCGACCACCTTATCGGGCAGGGAGCGCGGTACGAAAGCGCCGGGTCGCTCCGGGGAGGCCGCCGGGTGTGGATGCTGGCCCGGATGCCGGAGACTAAAATCCTGGGGGACAAGATCGAACCATACTTGGTGTTTTCAAACGGGCACGACGGCCGCAACGCGGTCAAGGTGGCCATTACCCCGATTCGGGTGGTGTGCATGAATACGCTCAACCTAGCCTTGGGCACCGCCACCAGAGCATGGTCGACTAACCATCAAGGCGATATTCAAGGCAAGCTGCAGGATGCGGAACGAACCCTGCAGTTGTCTGCCAACTATATGACTGCATTAGCCGAGGACGCCGAGCGACTGGTGGAGATCGCGGTCACCAAGAACATGCTGGCCGAGCTAACGGTAGACCTCCTTCCCTTGCCCAAGGACCAGAAGCGGCACGATTTGGTGCGAAACATGCGCAAGGAGTTTATGTACCGCTACCAATCGGCCCCGGACCTGGAGAGGTTCCGAGGGACCGGATGGGGATTCATCAACGCGGTGGCCGACTTCGCCGACCATCGCCAACCCAAGCGCAAAACAGCCAGCTACGACTCCCACCAATTCGAGCGGGTGATCGGCGGGCACTTTTTACTGGACCGGGCCGTGGAACTGCTAAAGGCAGCATAAGGAGGGAACGAGAATGGTTTTAGTCACTACCATAAATCACGCACTGTTGCCATGTGAATCCTGCGGGGAGTCGCAACAGGTCCGTGTGCAGGCGCTGATGGGCAGACCCGGAACTGCGGCCACGTCGATAGTCCTGTGTGAGAAATGCCTTCACGACCTTGCCGACATGATGTGGGAGGCGTTCTCGGATGCCGCCCCCGCAGAGGAAGTGGAAGGGGGATTTTAGGATGCCAGAACTACACGAAACCCGCATGGGACAAAAGCTGATTAACAAGGACATCCCGGAGCTAATCCAGGCTATCAACCGGTTAGCAGCGGCGCTTGAAAAAGCGACCGCTGCGCCACCGACAACGGAACCAAGGAGAAAGGAGCGCATGCAACTATGGAAAAAAGAGAGCGAATAATCGGGGGGATCATGGGCGTTGTGGTAGGCGACGCACTGGGGCTCCCGGTACAGTTTATGTCCAGGGACGAGGTGCGGAGAAACCCCGTGACAGAAATGCGAGGGCGGGGGACGTTTGATCTCCCACCTGGGAGTTGGAGCGACGACTCCAGCCTCACACTGTGCTTGGCTAAGAGCCTAGCTGACAAAGGGGAATTCGATATGGCGGACGTCGCCCGGTCGTTTGTGGCCTGGCTGGGCGAGGGATATATGACCCCCTATGGATATGCCTATGATATCGGCGGGACTACTGCCAAGGCCGTCAGCAACATGCGCCAATGGATTAAGTCCGGCGCAAATGGACCACCAGACACACCGTTTGGCCCGAACGGCGAGAGAGACAATGGCAACGGCGCTTTGATGCGCATCCTTCCGGGCATATTGTTCTACGATCAGTATTTCGGGGTGGATCCCGAACAAGATGCCATGGTCGGACAGGTTGCGGTGGACATAGCAGCAATGACTCACGGGCACCAAATCAGCATATTAGCTTGCGGCATCTACGGTGCCATCGTGACCAACTTAATGGATGGGAAGGATCCCGCAAGGGCGTGCAAAATGGGGCAGATAGAATGGGGTCTTCCGGAGCAATTCAACCGCATATTGGCTGGGAACGTGCAGGATATCCCCGAGAGCGAGATACGGTCAACCGGGTACGTGGTTGACTCGCTGGAGGCGGCAATCTGGTGCTTCACAAGGCATGACAACTACCGGGACACCGTGCTTGCAGCGGTCAACCTCGGGGGAGACACTGACACCATCGCAGCCATTGCGGGCGGACTGGCCGGAGTCGCATACGGGATAGGCGATATACCCACCGCGTGGATAGCACAATTGGCCAAGGGGGAAATGGTCATGCAGATTGCCCGGGATTTTGCGGACGCTTGCGAGGCACCTCACTCTGGGTTATACTAAACCCATGTAAAGTTGCAAGGAGGGGGAATCAATGCGCCTGCCCGAGAACTTCCTGACGCCGGAGACTGCATCGGCAGAGTGGGGCGTCACCAGGCAATGGATATACATGTGCTTTAGGGATGGGAGATTCCACGACTACGAGGTGTGGGAGACTCCGCATGCCATATACTACTCGCGGGAGGGACTCCATCGTGTGCTGGGGCCACCTGATCCAAACCGGGTGGCGCCCAACTCCGGACCACGAAAAAAAAGACCGCCGACCGACGAGCAAAATTGAGAGAGGGGCACCTTTTGGGCACCCCCGGAGTCTAGCGTGTCTAGCGAGAAATAATATAGGGAGGCTTGTACCTCCCTATTTTTCGCTGGTGCGATAGAGAGGACTTGAACATCCACAGCCCTGCGACTACTAGAACCTGAATCTGCAGAGCCTTTAGATATTGGCCGAATGTACCTTCTTGCAAGTGCGAGCACATCCCTAATGCCCTTCTATATAACCGTCAGATAATTTTCACTACATGACCACGAAAAGTGCTTGCAAAAGCAATGCGTCGGTGCTAACATATCCGCAGGAGCAAGTTTGCGTTAGCAAGCAGGAGGTGAACACATGAAGGTACAAATAAAGGACCTAGAGAACTTTAACCGCTTACTAATCAAAAAGGGATTATCCAAGAGAGAATTCGGGCGAAAAGCAAATATGAGCGAGCCTTATGCACAACAGATATGCTTAGGGCAACGCAACCCGAGTCCTAGAATGGCGAAACAGATTTGTGATGCACTCGGGGTAGAATTTGACGATATTTTTTTTATAACCGATGCTTGCAATAGCGAGCGAGTTTCAACCGGAACGGAGGGCTAGCATGGCTTTCCTAACCATCAACGAAACCGCAAAGACCCCCGGATTCAGCCGATACTGGGGCTACCGCACGATCAATGCGGACCCCACGTTCCCAGCTTGGCGCCTCGGGGGACATTGGCGGATTGACTCCGACAAGCTGCAGGCTTGGATAAGTGATCAACCGGGGAGCGGTCCCCAAATCTCCAGCCATAAAACCAAACCACGTAAGTACCAACTCAATATTCCGAAGGGGGCATATAGCCCCTTCTAAAAAAAGCGGTCAGCCCGTAGTGGGTTAACTATACCTTTATATATTACCATATTTTTCCTGCAAGAACAAGTTTTATGAAAGGAGGGATTTGCGGCGAGATATCAGGGCAAAGAAAAAGGACCGTCAATCAAGACGGCCCACCAAAACGCACCTTTATTATAACACCGAAACAAGATCAGCACAATGAAAGAGGGGAAACGCATGGACTTAGCAATAATGGAAAACGACCAAGACAATATCCAAGGCATGTCCTCCAGGCTGGCCGCCATGAAGAACAAGCTGGATATAGTCCAGCAGTTTTTTAGGGACGTTATGGTGCCCGACGTGGACTACGGGATTATCCCCGGAACCCCAAAGCCAACCCTTTACAAGTCCGGAGCGGAAAAGCTCTGCGAGCTATATGGATTTACGATTGAGATCGCCAACAAACGCGAGGAGCGCGACTACAAAACCGGCTTCTATCTGGCCGAGGTCACTGTTCGACTGCGGCACAGGGCGACCGGGCAAGTGGTAGCTGAAGGGGTGGGCGAAGCCAACGTCTACGAGGCCAAGTATCGCTGGCGTTGGGTGGGCGAACGCGACCTCCCCCGCGGCATCGACAAGGAGAACTTGCTGTCCAAGGAATTCTCTAGCCGGGACGGGGGCAAGTGGAGCAAATATCGGCTGGAAAACGCAGACCTTTTCGACCAGTGGAACACGGTATTAAAGATGGCCAAAAAGCGCAGCCTGGTGGACGCGACCCTGTCGGCAACCAGGTCCAGCGGAATTTTCTCGCAATCTGAGGACGACTTCGAAGCCTACATCATGGGGGAGGACGAACCCGCCACGAAACCTACTCCGCCACCACGCAAACCCGGCAAACCTTCCGGGATAACCATCAACTTCGGCAAATACAAAGGCCAGACACTAGAAGAGATACACGCGGATGATCCCACCTACTTAGAGTGGCTGGTCAAGAACGCCAAGGATGAGCGAGTCCGGGTGGCCGCCAACAAGCTGCTGACCGATTCGCCCAGGCCGGAACGGCCAGCATCAAACGGGAGACCGGAGAGGGCCGCGGATGATGACACCAACCCACTGGTCGACGACGACATGTGGGCCGCCCTGGAGATGGGAGATGATGAAATATGAGGCTCGCGCATATCGGTGATATTCATTGGGGCCTTAACTATCCTGGCCCCACCCCCGAATCAAGGTTTGAGGATATAACCAGGACCATGGATTGGTGCGCCGACCGGATAATCGATGAGAAGTGCGACTTGGTCTTGGTCGCCGGGGACATGTTCAAGGACGCCAGAGTATTTCTGGACCGGGCCAGCCGCGAGATCAAGGCCGCGGCTAACTGGATCCGGAAGATCACCCACCATGGGATAGAGGTCCTCGTAATATCGGGGACCCCTAGCCACGACGCCATTTCTGCATACGAACTCCTACGCGAGATGAACATCGACAAATGCACGGTGTTCACCTGCCCGGGCTGGGTGCATTACCCCTTCGGACTCAGCGTCTGCTGCATACCGGGGATGAACCGGGCAGGGTGGGCCGCCAAGGACGAGTACAAGCATCTACCCCCGCAGGAAATCCACCAACTCATGACCGAAAACATCACCGAGATATGCCACACGATTCCGGGCGGGATGAAGCCCGACATACTGCTGGCGCATCTATCCTACGACCTCGCCGACAAAGGCTTTGAGGACGTCTTAATGCAGCACGAACCGGTCCTGACCTCGGAGGCGGTGGCGGACTACAATCTGGTCTGCCTGGGGCATATCCATAGACCCCAGCAAAACGGGCAAGTATTCTACTGCGGCAGCCCAGAAAGGTTGTCCTTCAACGACGAGGATATAACCCCGGGCTTTTGGATTCACGATGGGAGTCGGCACGGCTTCTACGAGACCCCGGCGCGGAGGTACCAAACCCTTAACTGGAACGAGGCAGCGCTCTCAAGGTTCCTCACTGCCGGGAGCATCGACGCTGACGTTCAGGACGCGATAGTCCGCCTACGCTACGACTGCCCGGACACCATGGTCAAGCAGGTTAGCCGCAAGGCGATAGAGCAAGCACTCTATGACGCCGGGGCCTTTTATGTAACCGAGATAGTCGGGACAGTAACGGAATCCATAAGGGACCGGGACCAAGAGGTAACGGCGGAGATGGGCGTCATTGACGCCCTGCAGAAGTGGTGTGAACAGCCCGACGTAAATATCCCCGAGGGGGAGATACCCGCCCTGTTGGCCATGGCAGGGGAGATGCTACAGGAGGTGAAAGCATGAATCCAACCAGAATTGAGATCGACAATATAGGGGCCATTGAACACGGGGAGCACGACCTGACCAATATCCGCATGGCGGTGGTTGTGGGGGCCAACGGCAAGGGGAAGTCCACAACGTTTACCACCACCCCGACCTGGGTGTTGTTCGGCACCACCAAAAACGGGTGCTCGGTGGATGAAATGATCCGCTCCGGAGAGAGCGATATGGCTGGAACGGTGGAATTCGAACATCAGGGGACCATGTACCGGGTGACCCGGACCCGCAGTAAACGGGGCCGGGGCAAGAGCACCTTGGAGATGTACGCACGTAAAGGAGACGATTGGGAGTCCGTTGGAGGGGCGAGCATCGCCGAGACCCAGGCCAAAATCAAAGAGCTGCTAGGACTGGACGCGGATACATTCACGTCCAGTTCAATGATATTACAAGGACGTGCCGGGGAGTTTACCAGCCGCGCTCCGGCACAACGCAAGGCGGTGCTGGCACAGATACTGGGGCTCGAACAGTACGCCGGGTTGCAGGACCGGGCCAAGGAGCAACTAACCCAGACCAACTACCAGATTGCCGCGATCAACGCCAAGCTGGAACAACTCGACGTCCCGGACGGAGCGTGGGAGGATGCATCCGAGGCGTGCGCAAGGCTCAGGGCTGACATTATAGCGAGCGAGACTGCTATAGCCGCCATGGAAAAAGCCCTACAGATGGCGGAGGAGCAGGAACTGAAGGTCGCCCAGAAGCGGATGCGCCGCGAGGAACTCTTGACCCAGGCGCAGGAGCTAGAGTCGGAGGCGGAAGGTCGGAAGCGCGCCATGGCTGAGGAAGCGGAAAAGGCCGAAAGCGCCTCAGTATTGTTGGCCAAGGGAGAACATATCCGATCTGCGGCTGCCGAATACACCCGCCTGAAAGAATCCCTTGCAGGACAAGACGCCACCAAGAGTCAGGCCAAATATTTAGACGATGAGATTCAGGCCCTCCGGCAACGGCTAATTCGAGAGGGGGCCAGATTACGGGATTGTCAGGCCCAACTTGCCCAGATGGACAAAGCCCTAGCGGAGCGGGGAGACCTGGAGCGGACGGTGGAAAACTACCACGCCGCCGAGAAACGACTTGCTATCCTCGACAAGTTAGCCAATGAATACGACGACCTGGCGCGGGAGGCCATTAACGCAGAGAACCGGTTTGAAATAGCCAACCGGGCTCGGGACCAAAAGGTTAAATCCCTGGAGGCTGAGGTTGGCCTACTGATGGGCAAGGTCGGGATGCTGGCGAACGCCAACTGCATTGACCCGGAGAATGCCACATGCCGGTTCCTGGCCGACGCCCGGGAGGCAAAGGCAAGACTTCCGCTGGTTTCCCAGGACCTAAACAACGCCATGAACGACATGGGGGAACTGGAGGCCCTTATGGAAGCCAAGGCGTCGGCAAGGGAGGCCCAGATGGCCCTCGGGTACGATTTACGGACCCACCACGAGGTGCAGGACCAAGTGAGGTTATACCGACCGGCTGTGGCGAAGCTGGCCGCATTAGACGGGCAGGCCCAACTGCGGGATAATCTCCAGCGGCAAAAAGAGGACGCCGCCCGTTCCACCCTTGAGATCGATGCGCAAATAAGAGGAAAGGAGGAGCTCCTTACCAAACTACAGCAAACCCTGCGGGACCTAGAAACCCGAGGTGTTTTGTTGGCCGAACTTAAGGTATATGCGGACATGCTCCCGGCACTAGAAAACGCCCAAGAGTCAATCCGAATATCGATGGACAGGGTGATGGGGCTGAAGAAGGAATGCGACGACCGACTGGCACTGGCGGAGACTAAGCGTGCGGAAAGTCAGAAATTGCTGGACGAAATCCTGGCCCACGAAGGCATAGCACTCCCGGTTTACGTGCGCAAAGGACAAATATTCGCGGCCCGGGAGGCGGAAAAAGACCTGCGGATTACCCTGGGCAGGGCTGAGGTTGAACTCGAGCGGATTGAAAAAGCCGAGATGGACCGACAGGCGCTGAAAAAGGAACTCGTACCGCTCGCGACCGAAGCATTCCGTTGGCAGACATTGGTGCGGGCCTTTGGCAAGGATGGGGTACCCGCCATGATAATCGAGCACGCGGTTCCCGAACTGGAATTTCAGGCGAACGGAATCTTGGAGCAGATGACCGGGGGACAGAACCGGATTTACTTTAACACCCAAAGGGACAAGAAGGACGGGAAAGGGATCATAGAAACCCTGGACATCATGATTACCGAGTGGGACAGCCCGGAAGGAAGGGCTTACGAGACCTACTCCGGCGGGGAGCAACTCAGAATCGACTTTGCACTTCGGATAGCGCTGTCCGAGATGCTGGCCCGGCGCGCAGGGAGCAAGGTGGAGTGGCTGACAATCGACGAGGGGATTGGGTCGCAAGACGCAAAACACCGGACCCTGGTTTTGGACGCCATACGGAATATCGCCAGCCGATTCAAGAAGGTAATCCTCATAACCCACATTGAAGAAGCGCAGGCCATGTTCGACGAAGTAATCAATCTATAAGTTACTTGGGGAGAGATGGTATGGACGGCGGAGGATGGATAAAACTTCATAGGGCATTAATGGACAAGCCAATATGGACCTGCGCAACCGTTGAGCAAAGGTCTATCCTGATAACCATTCTCATGCTTGCAAATCATGCCGAGAAGCAATGGGAGTGGAAAGGACAAAGGTTTGTTTGTAAACCAGGGCAGTTGGTAACCAGTTTGCCTTCCTTGGCAAAGGCGTCTAAATGTAGCTTGCAAAACGTTAGGACCGCGTTAAAGCGTTTTGAAAATCTCGAATTTTTAACAGACGAATCAACAAACACCGGAAGGCTCATAACCATCGTAAATTGGGACAAATATCAGGGTTGTCCCGACGAACTAACAGGCGAACTAACAGGCAGCCAACAGGCACCTAACAGGCACCTAACAGCTAACAAGAATGATAAGAATGAAAGAATGAAAGAAAGAGATATATACACGCCCGAATTCGAGGCCTGGTATTCATCTTGGCCAAGACCTGAAGCTAAGCGAGACAGCTATCGCAACTTCGAAAGGATACGGAAAGACAAAGGGCTGGATTTTATATGGCAATGCACAAAGAACTATTTATCCTACCGTCAATCGATACCGGAACGGGAGCGAGGCCCGGACTACTCCTCTCGGAACTTCTTCGGGCAGAAAGCCTACTACGAGGATTTTATCCAGCCCAAATTGTTCGTGGTAAAGAATGGCGACACAGCCCGAACTATAAACGGGCATCGCTTTTAGGAGGGAGGTGAGCCAATGGATTATATAACCGACAACGAGGCCGAGGATAGGACAATCTCCGCCATGCTACATTCGGAAACGGCGGTGATTGATTGCCTGGCTATTATCGGCGAGAACGACTTTTACAAACCGCTTAACCGTGACATGTTCGGGATCATAAAGGCTTTATATAGCCGGGGAACGGTGCCGACCTATGTGGAGGTGCTCAAAGAGGGTATGTCCATGGGGTTAATTCGGGGCCTGCAAGATACCGAGGAAATCCAGTATATAGCCGGTAAGCATATCAATGACCGAAACGCAGTCTATTGGGCCGAGAGAGTGAGGGCGGCGTCCAAGGGGAGGCAGGCCCAGCAACTGTTGAAGGGATACGCCGAGCGGATCGTCAAACCCCGGGAGGATATCGTGCAAGTAATCAGGGACGCAGGTTCGGAGTGGGCCACATTGGCCATGGATGCCCAGCACGAGACAATAGAAACCGCTGCCGATGTGGCCAGACTGGGGGAACAACTGGTCACGGAGAACTGCGCCAAGTGGCGCAACCTACAAGAGGAAATGCGGGTATTCGGGGAAACCCCGCTCGAAGGGGTGTCAACTGGGATTGAGAAACTTAACGACTTGACCCTCGGGTATAAGCCCGGGGATCTTGTTATCCTTGGAGCCCAGACCGGACACGGGAAAACGGCCATGGCGCTGAACACTGCACTGGCATGCTGCGTGGATGGAAACAGGGCATTGTTGTACATCAACACCGAGATGAGCCGGAAACAGATCGCCTACCGCTGGGCGTCGATGCTCTCAGAGATTCCCTTGCAGCGTATCCGGACCGGCAACTTGCGGGATGCGGAAATAGAAACGGTGACGGCAGCCTTGCAGTCATTCTCGCAGGCCAACTTCTATACGGCCTATATCCCGAATTTAACCCCGGAAAAACTACAGGCCCTGGCCAGGAAGGCCAAGCTCCAGCACGATATCGAGTTGGTGATAATCGACTATGTGGGACGCCTGGACACCAGTGATCCGCGGGATCCGGAATGGCTGGTCCTATACAACATAGTCAAATCGCAAAAGATGATGGCCCAAAACCTGGACATAGCCTGCATGGTCTTAGTCCAACTGAACGCCGACGGGAGCCTGCAGGGGGCCAAGCGGATGAAGAACGAATGTGATTTGATGCTAAAGCTCCTGCCCCTGTGCGAGGACCTACTCGACGAAGAACAGCGGTCCAAGGCCCAGGAGAAAATCGAGAAAAAATACAACGCCCGGTATGAGCCGTTCACATATTTCCTATGGGTGGACAAGTCGAGAGACTCGGAGGCGGGGATCAGCATCCCGCTGGTTTTTGATAAGAGCACACAGCAAATACGAGAGGCGAAGGAGGTATAGACATGGCGGAGAACAACACGGCCATGACGGTGGCCATAGGACTATTGGACAGCCTGCGGACGCTGGAATGGACCAACGCCCGGTTATCAGAGCATAACGAGCACCTTAAAGCGGTTATAAAGCGCAAGGAGGCGACTGAGAGGAAGCTGCTCAGGGTCTCCGGGGTGGTTGAAGAAATGGTGTCGACCTGGCCGGCTCAATGGGAGTGGCTGACGACCGAGGCCAAGGTACTTATATTAGCCCAGGACACGGTTATGGGCCGAGAACGGAACGACCAGACCGGGGAACTGATCGCAGATAGGGGGCCGTTCCATGAAGAACGACAGTCCGGTTAAGGTGTATCGATTGAACCCGGACGGGACCAAGGGGGAATTTATAAGGACCGTGGTGGCCTTTCCCCCGGGGTGGGACTCCAACGAGAACATGGCCCGCCCCGCCGATCCGGAAGCAAGAAGGGGGCGCAACCAAGCCCCGGTCGATTACTACCAAAAACTCTACGACAACGGAATGTCCGATGACGAGATCGGCCGGCTGACAGGGAAAAGCGCCAGAACCATCCGGGCCTGGAGATCCAAAAACAAACTGCCGAGCAATGAGGGGAGGGTCGCCAATGGTACCCATGGAGGAGGCTCTAAATCCAACTGAGTGCCAGATAATGCGCCTGTTTTTTGCCGATCTGATTAAAGCGAGCCAGGAGGCGCGGCCACCCTATAACGTGATGAACTACATGATTGAGTGGAGGGAGGCGAGGCATTTGGAGGTGGAAGCCATAAAGGGCAACAAATTCTGCGGCAACTGCGTGTACTTGCAGAGAACAGACGATAAAGGGAAGTTGTTGCCGGTCCCCAAGTGCATGGGCGACCGGAGACCAAAGGACGAAACGACTCCGGGGTGTTATGTATGGGCCGCGAAACCACAATAGTGCAGGGCCGGGTGTGGGCACCCACCGTCCACGAAGCCCTGGACCAGATATTTGACAAGTACCCGGGGGCGGAGGTAGCGATCGGGGCGGTGCAAAAAAGGGGTGAGACTTACTGGTGGGAGTACGCGGCTACGCTGAAGGAGGAACCATGCGAGAAATCATCGTCGTCATAGCAATGTTGGTCGCGGTCTGGGGCGGAGTGCAAGTGGCAGATATCCCCCAGGCCCCCGCGGCGACCGAGGATATACAACCACAGACCATGCTGATGGAGATAACGGCTTATTGTTACACCGGGAACCGAACCGCGTCGGGGACCTGGCCTAAAGTCGGAACGGTGGCCGCGGATACTGATATCCTGCCCTTTGGAACCAAGGTATATATACCGGGATACGGGATCGGGACGGTGGAGGACCGCGGCGGGGAGATTAATGGGAACCGGATGGACGTGTACCTGCCGTCACGGGCGGCGGCAGTCGAATGGGGCCGAAAGAAGAACGTTGAGGTAACGATAGTGGAATGGGGGGAAGCGGATGCCAAAGTGTAGGACCTGCGGGGCAGAGATAGTCTGGATCAGGACCCCGGCCGGAAAGACCATGCCGTGTGATGCAAATCCGGTTTGCTATAAGGACAAGCCCGGGGGCAGGGGCAAGATCGTGACTCCTAACGGCACGGTATTAAGCTGCGAATACCCGGTGGACGACGATAAAGCCAGCGGGGTAGGCTATGTGCCGCATTGGGCGACCTGCCCCAGCGCCGCCCAGCACAGACGATGACCTGGGGAAGCCAAGCGGCCGTCGGGGCAGTGTTTGAGGAACTGATTATTATGGCCAACGACCGGTACCGGAGAACGGGGCATGGGGTGATCCACAAGATTCCCACCGAGTGGATACCTCTCCGGGATCGGACCGGCAAGATCAGGTCGGCCAAGGTAAGCAAAAAAGCAGCGGTGGACTTTATCGGGGTGTTTGAAGGAATCCCGATAGCCTTTGATGCCAAGCATACCAACAGCGACCGACGCATGGCATGGAGTCGACTCGAACCGCACCAGCAGGATTTCCTGACCGCGTTCAAGCATGCCGGGGGGATGGCCTTTGTGTTGATCGAGTGGAAACTGAGCAAACACATTCTGGTGCCGATCGGATTCTGGGGGTTGGAGGGCAAATCAATCCTGCTCCCAGAGGCCCACGAGCGGTGGGGTGTTAAGATGCCGGATTATCTGGCGGACCTACGGGTATAGTCGCGGTAGCCGAGAACCCCGAAGTGTTAAAGCGGGCCACATCCAGCGAGACCACCGTACCAAATTAGCGAGCCAGTGAGTTAGAGCAAACCATGCATGCGAAGCGAGCCAATATTGGAGAGACAACCACCAGAAGCGAGCGAGCCAAAGCTGCTTAGAAAACCATCTTCGAGGAGCGAGCCAGTTTAGGAGAGAACCCCATGGACAGCGAGCGAGCCAGTGGAAAGTAGACAACCACACACCCTAAGCGAGCCGTATAAGGTAAGACAACCAGAGGTTGGAAGCGAGCCACATTGAGCAAGAACACCAAATAAGGATAGCGAGCCGCGAGTACTGAAACACCCAAAATAAGCAAGCGAGCCAAGTAATGCTAGAAAACCACATCGCGGAAGTGAGTCAGAATGGATAAGAACACCAATCAACCTGAGCGAGCCACCATCGGCAAGGAACCCATACAAAAATAGCGTGCCATTATCGCATAGAAAACCATGCAGCAAAAGCGAGCCTTCATCCGGCGAGAAACCCATACCAAATTAGCGAGCCAAGAACAATGAGAACCCCAAGGTGGCAGAGCGGACCAACTACAATTAGGGACCCCAAAGGGCTAAAGTGGGCCAATGATGGAGAGACAACCACTAGTAAAAAGCGAGCCAAAGCTGCTTAGAAAACCATCTTCGAGAAGCGAGCCAAATGTGTTAAGCAACCCACTATGAACTAGCGATCCAAGTCTGTGGAGTAACCCACGGAAAAGAAGAGAGCCGTTATCAAAAAGAAACCCATACAGTAAAAGCGAGCCATAAAAGGACAGACAACCAGAGGTCGGAAGCGAGCCTTTATGGTGTAGGACAACTAAGATTATACAGCGAGCCAAGGTTTGAGAGAAAGCCATTCCATTAGAGCGAGCCTGGAAAACCGAGCAACCCATATCTATCTAGCGATTATTAAGCAAAGGAGGACACCTCAATGGCAGACAAAGAGACCCTGCGGGCGATGACCAGATCATTTTACGACGCCCAGAAGATGCGGATCATGGCGGGCAATCGACTGGCAGCCAACGTCCGGGTAAGGTTGGGGCAAGACCCCGGCAAAAAGAACGACACAATGGACGCTGAGGCCAAAAAACTGCTAGATCAGCTGGTGGCAGAGTACGGCAGCATAGCGGATGGAATAACGGCGCGGACCATGAGGGGACGGATTAAGGAGTTTGAAACCCAGAAGGGGATTCTGGCGGATATATTCGAGTACGAACTGACGGGGCATTATCTGCGCCTAGTGGATAATGAGGAGGAAATTGGAAAGGCATTAAAACAACTGGTGGAGACGTTCCCTATTTGGGGCGGATTTCTAAAGGACGCCAAGGGGTGCGGATTCACTATGGCGGCGGTAATCATATCCGAACTTGACCCATATAAAGCCAGACACGTATCATCGTTCTGGAAATACGCGGGGCTAGACGTCGCCGGGGATGGCCAGGGGAGGTCAAAGCGGGCAGCTCATTTGGTCGAGGTTTCCTACCAAGCAAAGGATGGGACGCAAAAAAGCAAGCAGAGCATTACCTATAACCCATTTCTGAAAACGAAAGTAATGGGTGTGTTGGCGCCCAGTTTTCTTCGGACCAACTCCCCCTACCGCTTGATCTACGACGGCTACAAACACCGGTTGGATTGTCACCCGGCCCACAAGGACAAGGCGAAGGGGCACAAGCACAATATGGCCCTGAGGTATATGACCAAATGTTTTTTGCGCGATCTGTGGCTGGCATGGAGGGAGATAGAGGGACTACCGATAACTCCGGACTACGCGGAGAGCAAGCTGGGGATGAAACACGGGGCTTAAATTATTCTGGGGGGATAGCGGGAGGCGACGGAGTGGAACGACGGAAAGATTATCGACCGGACTACGAAAAGAAGGTGGACCAGGACCTATTCGCTTATAGAGATGCCCACAGGATAATCAAGATACAGACGGACAAGCTGGAGACCATTGCATTGACTGGCCGGAAGGTGACCGCAACCTATGAACTCATAGAGGGCGGTCGCGGGGGGCCGGTGAACATACCCGAGGAGAACATAACCCTGAAAATACTGGAGTGCGAGGAGCTCATTCGCCGCAAGCGGGAATACATAGAAACAATCGAGGCGATAATAGCGGACTCCTTGCCGGAGGCCGAGTACCGGCAATTTGTGAAATTGTACTGGTGGACCTGCTCGCGACACACGCCGATCCGGATGCGGATGGCTGTGGTGTTGGCGGAAATGCCGTTCTTGGAGTATGTGGACACGCGGCGGAGGCGGCGAAAAAGGGACTTGTTTTATGACTGGAGGAACAGAATTTACCGGCGTCTGGCGGAGGCGCTGGGGTACTTGGAGGGGGTGGAATGATGCCATTGGTCGAGGACACCCTTTTCGGGATAACCGATAAGGTGCAGATCGCGATTGACAGACTCAGGGCGTTTGAGCCTCCCGAGGGTTATTATCTCGCATTTAGCGGGGGCAAGGACAGCCAGGTCATTTATCATTTAGCCATTGAGGCCGGGGTAAAATTTGATGCCCACAACAACCACACGACGGTGGACCCGCCCGAACTGGTCGCTTTTGTCCGGAAGAATTACCCCGAGGTGATAATAGATAAGCCCCGGTACACTATGTGGCAGCTGATAGTGAAAAAGTCTCAGCCCCCAACCAGAAAGGCGCGTTACTGCTGCGCCGAGCTAAAAGAGAGGGGGGGGAGGGGGCGAATTGTGGTAACTGGGGTCCGGTGGGCCGAAAGTTCGAATAGGAGAAACTCGCGGGCTGTCGCGGAAATAATAGGTAAGACGAAGGCCAAGACCATGTTGTTGAACGACAACGAAGAGAATCGCAGGCTGTTCGAAAGCTGCACCCTAAAGGGCAAGAGGGTCATTAATCCCATTATTGATTGGCAGGATGCGGACGTATGGGAATACCTAAACGGGCGTGGGATAGAACACTGTTGCTTATACGACGAGGGCTTTACACGGTTGGGATGCATCGGTTGTCCGCTGGCGGGTGGACCACACATGGAGCTTGAGTTTAAGCGGTGGCCCAAATACAAAAAAGGGTATATAAGGGCTTTCGACAGAATGCTGGCGGCAAAAATAAAGCGGGGGGGGACCAGCGATTGGAAAACTGGCGAAGAAGTTATGCAATGGTGGCTAAAGAAGCCCGACAAGACGGCAGACCAAGAGTCGTTGTTTGAAGAGGACGAGGGCAATGTATAAGGAGTGCAAGTATATGTGTGATGATTGGTTTTGGTCGGTTATTTTAATTTTATACGGTGTGGTTTTAGGCATTATCGGCACTTTAGTTATTCAGTTACTAGCACACCATTTAGTGTGGGTTTAATAGCAGGGGGCGAGAGATGATGGATTTAGAGGCTGATATGAGAGACCTTAAAGTTGCTAAGTATTTCAAGGAGCGATCGGGACTTAGAGCTGATACCGAAATAATCGCAATTAAGGCCATCGAACGGGCGATCAAGGCCGAGGCCGAGGTGAAGAGGTTACGTATGGCGTTAGATAAAATAGCGAACCCACTAAAGTATATGCAGATGGAAGCAAGAACCAAAGGTGCAGAGTTGAATGGTGTTTACGCCATAATGTTGTCTAAAAACCCAAGCTACCTACAAGAAATAGCCATTGCCGAACTGGATAAGGATAAGGGGGATTAAAGATTGCGAAAAAAGTACCTAAACGGCCACCGCAGGGAGCTGATTCTGTGGATCCACTCCTTGGAAGGGGTCATGGGGGGCCACATGGAGTTTTTGGAGGACCGCGAGGAACGCCGCTGGCTGAACAGCATTTTATTGAGTATCACGGGATTGAGCAAGGCTATGTTTAGGGGCCTTCACGAAACAGAAATCAGGGCGCTACTTAATGCATCCAAGCAAGTCCGACCTTCGTTGTATGCGGAGATCAAAACCCCACCGTCGGAAAGGGAAACCACCGTGAGCCAGGAATTATTGTTTGATCTGGCCGAGTCGGCCGTGGAACTGTGTAAGTACGACTGCGACAAGGATTGGGATAACTGCCCGCGCAGAAAAATGTTTCTCGAACTGCTGTTGGAACCCTGGTCGTTGTCCGGCCCCTGCCAGTATTATCGCGGGGAAAAATATCTGGTCCCCAAAAAACCGGTCAAATAGCAAAAATTCCGTGTTATAATCAAATCGTTAAAAATATCGCGCGAGGGACGTCTGGCAGGACGCCCCTTTTGCTATTTGGGGGGGAAATAGTATGCGTGTCAAAGTGAACCCAACTCCGGAGGACCAGGCAGCGGTGGAGAAAGCCATCTCGGTTAAGGTCCTGGGGAAAATGGAGGAGACAGACCCGACCAAGTCCAAAGGGGATTATTACGTCTGTTGGATTCCGGAGGCCGAGGCAACTGTAACCATACCGGCGAGAGTGGTGAAAGAGCGAAATGCCAAAGAAGAAACGAAAAAGCGACCCAAAAATGCTGGAACTTTGCCGGAAACAGCAGTGCTGTGTGACCGGGTGCAACCGGAGAGCGCAGGCGGCCCACATCAAGAGCCGCGGCGCGGGCGGGGGAGACCACGCAAGCAACCTGTGCCCCCTGTGCTGGGAGCACCACATGGACCAACATAACCTGGGCTGGGCCAGATTCAGGGGGAGACACCCGGAAGTCATGAGCCTGGCTGACATATACCACGAATACCACCGCTGCTTTGGGTGCGTAGGTAGCAACGGAGACTGTTCGTCGGCATTCGAAGTCGGACTCAAGGTCTGCGAGGGATACCAGGAGGGGTAGGCATGATAGAACATGGAACGACGGCATTAATCGCCGGTGGATTAGCACTAATAGCCTATTGGGTAGGCACACTGGAACAGCGGTGCAAGATGGAGGACCGGCTGCTCGACTGCGCCGAAAAGGAACTCTGGATGGAAATAGATGGCGTCCAATATATGCTGGTGAACCGGGGGAAGTATTGGGCGATGCGCGAGGACGCCGAGGCGTGGCGCGCGAGAAAATAGGGGGGAATTAAGGTGATAGACGGGATACCCGTTTATTGTGCGGTAGACAAGATAGTGGACATTGAGAAAATCGTCCCCAACCCGCGCAACCCGAACCAACACGGAGACTCGCAGATTGAACTCCTGGCCAAGATTATAAAAGCCCAGGGGTGGAGAGCACCGATCACGGTCAGCACCCGAAGCGGGATGATCGTCAGAGGCCATGGTCGTATGATGGCGGCGCGCAAACTGGGACTCTCCCAGGTCCCGGTAGACTACCAGGACTACGCCAACGAAGCAGAAGAATGGGCCGACCTTATCGCTGACAACCGCATCGCGGAACTGGCGGAGATAAACAACCGTATGCTGATGGACCTCATCGAAGAGATAGACACAGGCATAATCGACCTCGAAATAACCGGCTACACGGAATCCGACTTGGAGAAGATTATCGCGGAACTAACGGCGCCCTGGGAGGATAACCTTGACGAGGACGAGGCCCCGCGCTGCCGGAAACGGCTGTCACAAAACCCGGGGAGATAATAATCTTGGGTCGGCATCGGCTGATATGCGGCGACTCGACCTCTGATGCGGACATAGCCAAACTAATGGACGGGCAGCAGGCTGACTTGGTGTTGACCGACCCGCCTTACAATGTGGACTACGAAGGGGGGACCAAGGATAAGCTCAAGATTCAAAACGACAAGATGAAAGACGCGGAATTTTTACGATTCCTTACCGACGCCTTCACCGTGATGTACGCCCATTCGAAAATGGGAGCACCGATCTACGTTTTCCACGCTGATTCGGAGGGATATAACTTCCGGGCGGCATTTAAGCACGCCGGGTATCGACTCCGCCAGTGTCTGATCTGGGCCAAGAACTCTCTGGTAATGGGCCGGCAAGACTACCAGTGGCAGCACGAACCCATCCTCTACGGATGGAAGGAGGGCGCGGGGCACACTTGGTATGGCGACCGTAAGCAAACCACACTGGTAAGATTTGACAAGCCGCAAAAGAACGCCGAGCACCCGACCATGAAGCCGGTGGGGCTGTGCGGCTACTTTATTCACAACTCCAGCAAAGAGGGAGACGTCATCCTGGACCCGTTCGGAGGGAGTGGGTCTACCTTGATTGCGTGTGAGCAGATGAACCGGGCGTGCTATATGTCCGAACTCGACCCCAAGTATTGTGACGTTATTATACAAAGGTGGGAAACCCTGACAGGGCTAAAGGGTGTGGTGCAAGGTGCCTAAACCGAGCAAGCCGGTCCAGTTTGATTTGGATCGGGACGTATGGGAGCGACAGCCCCGCGAGTCAGACAAGGCGTGGGCTGCTTTCTGCTATTACCGGGATATGGAACCGAGGAGCACTCGGAAGGCGGCCGTGGCGCTGGGCAAATCGGGGTCTATGGTAAGTCAATGGAGTCATCGCTGGCGCTGGCAGGACCGAATAAGGGCATGGGACAACCACCTGAACGGAATCTACCAGGCGGAGCGCGAAAAGGCTCAGAAGGAGATGGCCAAGAACCATATCAAGCTGGCCAAGGGGGTGCAGGCCAAGGTCGCCCAGAGGCTGCAATCGCTCCAGCCCCAGGATATAAGCGCAGGGGAAATGGGACGGCTCTTAGACGTGGCCGTAAAGATCGAGCGCCTGGCGTCGGGGGTGCCAACCGAGCACACCAAGACCGAGGTCGAGGGGCAGGTGAACATTAAGCATGAGTACGGCGTGGCCGCTAGAATATTCGCAGATGATGAGGCAAGACAACTGTACCTGGCCCTTATGGCCCGACTCTATATGGTCGAGCCTGACCCCAGCGGGCCTCGCGATGCACGCGAGCCGGGGGAAGTGGAAATATTATAAGCACTTGGCCCTGATCAACGAGGAACTCATGGAGGTATTCGCGGGGACCAACCTCCGCTTGATAATCGAGACCCCGCCCCGGCATGGCAAATCCGAACTGGTCAGCAAGCACGCGCCGCCGTGTTTCCTGGGCAACTTCCCGGATAAACGGGTGATGCTGTGCAGCTATGAGGCCGACTTCGCGGCGTCATGGGGCCGCAAGGCCCGGGACATATTAGAGGAGCACGGGCAATCCCTATACGGACTCAAAGTGAGCCAAGAGTCGAGCGCAGCTAACCGCTGGGACTTGGAAGGCCACGACGGAGGGATGGTCACAGCCGGTATCGGAGGCCCGATCACTGGTAAGGGATTCCACCTGGGGATGATAGATGACTACCTGAAGAACGCCAAGGAAGCGGCCAGTAAAACTATCCGGGACGCCCAATGGGATTGGTTTACGTCGACTTTTTATACCCGGGCCGAACCCGGGGCGGCTATTATTATAATCGCAACCCGATGGCACGAGGATGATTTGATTGGCCGCCTATTGAAGGACATGGAGAACGGCGGGGAGCAATGGCGCATAATCCGTCTCCCAGCCCTAGCTGAGGACGAGGATCCCATAGGGCGACAGCCCGGGGACGCATTATGCCCGGCCCGCTACAACGTTGAGGACCTTGACCGGATCAAACGCCGGCTGGGGTCTTATTTCTTTTCTGCCCTTTATCAGCAACGCCCCATGCCGGAGGAAGGCGTGCTGTTTAAACGTTCTTACTTCCGCTATTTCGAGGTCAAAGACGACGTTTATGTCTTACATCGGCCGGAAGGGGACAAGCGCTGGGACAAGGACAAGTGTTGGATATTCCAGACCATTGACCCCGCGGCCACCGAAGGATTACAAAGCGCTTATTTCGTGTGTGCGACCTGGGTAATGACCCCGGACCGGGATCTGCTGTTGATGGACGTGTTCCGGGAGAAGGCAGAGACCACCAAGCACATGGCGGTCATGAAGTCACAATTCGAACGCTGGCGGCCTCGGTTCCAGAGTGTTGAGAAACAGGTCTACGGCTTGAACATCATCCAGCAGGGCAAGCGGGAAGGGCTGCCGATCAAGGCACTCAACGCCGATCGCGACAAGGTGTCCCGGGCGCGGCCGATGGCGGCAAGATATGAGCTGGGGGCAGTTTACCACCGGCAAGGCGCGGCATACCTGGGGGATTACGAAGAAGAACTGATCAACTTCCCCAATGGGGAGTTTAAGGACCAGGTGGACTGCGCAGCTTACGCGGGAATCCAGGCATACAAAGAGTCCAAGACCCTCTCCCGGGTAGTGGTCTAAAAGGAGGATGGGAATGGCCAAGGCAATAATAAACAAAGCAATAGCCATGCAGGCCAAAGGGCGCGGTGCCGCGGGAGGGTCTAGGCAACTACCGGCCGACCCGTTTGGCAAGCTCTACGGGGAGTACGGACTGGTTAAGCCCCCCTACTCCTTCGATAAGCTCATGGAACTGAAGGAATCAAACCCTATCCACAGTGCGTGCATCGAGGCCAAGGCCGACGATATCGCCGGGCTGGGGTGGCAGTGGGTGTCCGAGGACGAGGACAAGCAACCGGACATAGGCAAGAAAAAGGCGCTGGAGGAATTGCTGAAACAATGCAACCCCGAGATGACTTTCCGCGAAATCCTGCGGGCTATGTGGGAGGACTTCGAGACCATAGGCTGGGGGATACTTGAAGTGGTCCCCGACGGCAAGGGGCAAATGGCCGAACTCTATCACGTGCCAGCCTACACAGTGCGGGTGCACAATGACGGGATTCGCTATGCTCAGTACCGCGACGGGGTGGTTCGGTGGTTCAAGCGATACGGGGACGAGGACACCTACGATATGCACAGCGGGGATAAAAAGGACGGCATCCCCGAAGAAGAGCAGGCCGGCCAACTGATAGTAATCCGCAAGGCCGGGGGCCGGTCAAGTTACTACGGAATACCAGCGTATATCTCTGGGCTAGGGGCGATAGTCGGCGCAATGGCTGTGCGCGACTTCAATATCAACTGGTTTTCCCAAGGCACTATCCCGGACACATTGCTGATCGCCGAGGGCGCTGACGTTGACCCCCAGGTCACCGCGACCCTACAGTCCTTTTTTAGCTACGAGACCAAACAGACCCGCGGCAAGCTGGCCATCCTTCCGGTGCCGGCCGAAACCGAGGGAGTAAAAGTCAGGCTCGAGAGACTGACCCCGGAAACCAAGGACGCGTCCCATCGGCTATACCGGCAGGACAACAATCTGGAGATATGTATAGCCCACCGGGTGCCGCCTTATAGAATCGGATGGCCCATAACCGGTTCTCTGGGAGGGTCGACCTCAGCCGAGATGAATGAGTTTTACAAGGCGTCAGTGATCGCCCCGTCCCAGGAGATATTAGAACACCGCTTGAACTCATTTTTGTTTGCACCGTTCGAACTGGGCGGGTGGAAGTGGAAGCTGAACGAGATGGACCTGAGCGATGCCGTGGCTGATCTGGACTATGCAGTCAAAGGTGTCAGCAACCGACTGATGACCCCTGACGAAGGTCGGAAACGGATCGGCTTGGGACCATACGAGGACAAGGAGGAAGGTAAAAAATACTTCCAGCCGAGCACTTGGGTCGAAGTGGGCAAGGAACAGCCTGAGCCGACCCCGCCGCCGGGGCAAAACGGGCCTATTCCGCCGGATAAGGCCCCAGCGCCGCCGCAGGGCAATGGCAATAAACAGCAGGGGCAAACACCCGACCCCGACCCCAAAAATGGCGCACAGGCGAACGTCGGAGGAGGCAATGAGCCAGTGGCCAAGGCTGACGACGCAGGAGACGAATACTGGTCCGATTGGGTGAAGGTCCACCACAAGCAAGAGGCAAAAGCCCAGCCAATCATTGAAGATTTTTTCGACGACAGGCGGAGCGAATAATCGGGGCGCTTCCGCCACAGAGTGATATCCCCGAGTACAAGATTGAAAAGGCCCCCTGGTTTGAAGGCATCATCGACCCCCTGGCTGAGCAGCAGGACTTCATGGAGAATATCCTGCCCGAACTCGAGGCAACCTTTGCTGTGTTCGCAGAGCGGGTGGCAGAGTCGTTGGACGCAACCTATGACCCAATGAACGACTCGGCCCGGGTGTGGATTCAGGAACACGCCGCCGAGCTGGCCAAAGGGGTAACTGATACTACTCGGGAAGCCCTGCGGGAGACCATTGAGGACGGCTGGACGCAGGGCGAAGGCGTGGACGAAATTGCCAAGCGGATCCGCGAGGTCATGGAGTACGCCAGCCGCTACCGCAGCTATATGATCGCGAGGACCGAAACGACTAACGCGGCCAACATGGGCGCGATATCGGCAGCGCAGCAGACCGGGATTCAGACTAAAACTTGGTGGGCGGCCGTGGATGAGCGTATGTGTTCGCTATGCTCAGGCTTGCACGGGACCACCGTGCCGATCGACGAACCCTTTGAGTTTGGAGGGATGGGGCCAAGCAGGCATCCGAATTGTAGGTGCACATTACTCTTCGGGATTGGAGAGATGGATTGATGGGAGCTTACCTGGAAATAACGGCGTCACCGCGATGCCCCAATAAATGCTTATTCTGTCCGCAGGAGCTGTTCGAGCAGAGGTATCCGCACACCGGGTACTTATCCTTGGACGAATTCCGGACGGCCATTGGCAAGATTCCGGAGCAGAGCACGGTCGTGTTTGCGGGATTCACTGAGCCGTGCATGAACCAGGACGTCCCGGACATGATCTTAGAGGCGGCCGCCCGGGGGCACCAAGTCATGCTGCTGACCACCTTGGTCGGACTCAAGCTGGCCGACTACGACCGGATTCGACACATAAATTTCGCGCACTTCTCGGTCCACATTCCGGACAACCAGGAGAGCATGATACTAGCTCAAACTCGTTATTACCAAGGAGTGCTGCGGTACGTTTCCGAGAACCCCCCGAATGGGGTGTTCCTGTTCAACCACCACCGCGGGCAACCCCGGGAGGACGTGGCTCAATATGCACACGGCAGCTTTCCCCTAATCCTCCACGACCGGGCGGGAAACTTGGAGGGGGACCTCGGGGCCGTGAAGGTTTACCACCATGGGAACATTCAGTGCGGGCACAACTTCCTGTTCCAGCGCCCGCACGGGGGCGGGATGATGCTCCCCAACGGGGATGTCTATCTGTGCTGTTCGGACTTCGGGCTCCAACACCGGCTGGGCAATCTGCTGACCGACTCGTGGGAGGAGCTTATGAATTGCCAGGAAATGAAAACGGTCCTGAGCGGATTATGTCGCTCTGAAAGCGACATTCTGTGCCGGCGGTGCTACCTGGCCAAGGGGGGATAGAGATGCGATTTAGCAGTGTTATTTCTAAATTCAATCCCAATCACGACCGGGCAGGAAGATTTTCGACCGGGAGCACGGGGGGAAACGGCACTAAGTATATAGATGACCCAACCAAGTGGGGAGATTCGGGTGATTATGTGGCGTATAGGGCCGGCGATTTAAAAACGGACCGAGGGTTACTGTCCTTCGCCCGAACGGAAAAATATGCACAAGCATATGGCACGAACGTTGAGAAATTTATTGTGTCGGTCAAGAATCCTTATACGGTTGATGCGACGGGAATGACTCCTGTGGGTGCAGTCCGGAAAGCATACATGGCATTAACCGGCAAAGAGCTGAAATTCGATTCAGGAAAACGCACCAACAAGGAGATATGGCGGGCCGCAGACAAGAAGATGGCATCGATATTGGAAAAGGCGGGCAATGATGCCTTGATATATAAAAATATGGGTGAGTCCGATGAACTGCTGCTCGTCGCTAAGAACAAGGCCCAGGCAAAATCTTATTCGGAAATAGCCAAGATAGCTGTGGTGCTCAAGCACCTGCAGGGAAAGCATAATCAAAAAAACCACGCTCCCTACAAGCACCGCAACCGGGCATGGGGAGAGAAGCACAGCCTGCCCTGGAAATCGGAGTACAAGGGCAAGGGGCTGGCCGGGAAGTATGAGTTGGCTCGCTTGACTCATGACGAAAAGGCCGCGGCGGCGGTATCTCATGCGGCTGGCACCTACAAAAAGAAACCATCCAGCATTACCAGCTATCCTAATGAGATGGGGAAAGCCATTAAAACGGTAACGAGCACCTACGGGCAGTTCGCGGACAAGCACCTTATGACCGCAGCGAACAAGGTGGGGTTGAAGCTAGAGCAGGCATTAGCGGACCCGGGCAAGTTTTCCGCGGGTCTCCAGACTCACTTAAAGAACATGTCGGCGGCCGACATTGACGGAATGGGAGTCGTAACGGCAAAAATCTACGCAGGCGCGCTGGGGCTATCAACCAAAGGGGCCAAGTCCGACGTGATCGCGGCCATAAAGGCCAAGATGGCCGGGGAGGACATTCCCGCGCCCAAGGCCAAAACCCCTAAGCAGGCCCTGGACGAGACGGTGCAGGCCACCGGGACCAAGGGCAAGGCAGCCGCCAAGACCGCGGCGTCCGTGCTGGCCGCGGATAAAAAACCGGATGGCGCCCCCAAAGATGTGGTGTCCACTATCCCGGACCCCAAGAACCTCAAAAAGGTGCCGGGCAATCTGGGTGGAACCGGGGAGAAGCATCTCTACGAGGACGCCGACGGCAACCAATATATGTTCAAGCCAGCCCAGACCAAGCAGGGCGTCAAAGAACCATTCAGGGCCGACATTCAGGAAGCGGCCAGCAAACTTTCGCTGATGCTCAAAGACAATCCTTTGGACACCGTGGAAGTCAAAAAAGTCACGATCAACGGCCAGGACGGGACCCTGCAAAAGGTGCTCCCCGCCACCGGAAATATTCAGGGCAAGTCGATCAAGAACATGACCGATAAACAGCGCCAGCAACTGTTAGAGGAGCACACCGTGGACTGGCTCTTAGGAAACTTCGACGGCCATTCAGGCCAGTTTTTGCAGATGCGGAACGGCCGGTTGGTCGGGGTGGACAAGGACCAGTCCTTCCGGTTTATAGACGACGCCAAGGCCAAAAAGATGAGCTTGGATTACGACCCCAACGGGGTGACCCCGGTTTATAACACTTTGTTCAAGGGACATAAAAGCGGGGACTTTAAGCTCGACCTGGACAGCGTGGGCAAAATGGTCAAGCGGGTGGAGAATATCCCGGACAAAACGTACCGGGAGAACTTCCGCTCCTATGCGGAGGGGATTCATGGCAAGGGAGCCAAAGCCGAAGCCCTGTTGGACAAGATCGTGGCCCGCAAAAACAGCCTGCGATCTGACTACGAAGAATTCTTCGGCAAAACGCTGGGGGTCAAAAACGCGGATGGGACTCCGTTTAAGTTTGCCGACACGGCAGCAGCTCCGAAGGGAGCCAAGAAAACCCCCGATGCGATTAAAGTCACCCACGGCGACGGGGCTCCCGAGCCGTTTAAGGGCAAAACCGCAGCCGATATTGCCAAGAAGGGATCTATATACTATAAAACTGTGTTGGAGCAGGCCACCCCCGAACAGTTAAAAGCGCTGGGCAAAGAGTTTAAAATAAGCGCATCGGGCACCGACGACATAAAACAAAAAGTCCTTAATCACTACAATCAATTAGCCGGGAAGGACGCTGACAAACTCGTGCCCAGCAAAGCCGATCTGTTGACTCTAAATAAAAAGGCGATTGAGAGCATGGCGGCCAAATCCGGACTCGTGACGCCCGGGGATTATCATCCCAAAGCGTCAATGATAGACATGCTCGCATCCCACTATGCAACCGGAGGCAATCCTATAAAAGCGGTAACTGGCGCAACTCCAACCGGGCTGGCTGCCAAGAAAGTGACGGATTTAAAAGCCATGGCGAAGGCTGCTGGGATCAAGGGTTATTCCGGAATGACCAAGGCGCAGTTAATCGCAGCGATCAGCGCCGGAGCAGGCAATAAGGTGACGCCGTCCCATGCTGCTAAGATCGAAATGAAAAATGGTGTGCCGCACTTCCAGGGGCAGAAGATCGTAACCGAGAAGGGAGAATACCTTGGTAGCGTAGTAGGGTCCGTGCTCGGGAAAGGGTCCAACCAGACCATAAAGACCCAGGAGAGTGCCTGGGACACCAAAACCTTCGACACCTACTACACGATAGACATGCTTAAAAAGCATGCAACAGCAAATGGGATGAAGGTCACCGATGCTCAGATTAAACAGGCCGTGCATGGCATGGAGACCTTTACGGCAAGCCAATATGGAGCTATACGGAGGGCGCAGGGAAAAGCCAAAAATGGGGAGCCCCTCGACACTTCGGAGAAGAAATACCTCAAGCTGGGCCAGGGTGCCGACGCGTTTATTGAGATGGGACCCAAGTGGAATAGCAACGGCCCCATTTATCGCAAGATTAACGTTAGCAGTACGAATATAAACGACTTTTTAGCCAAGCACCAACCGGGCAATATAGTTAACCAGCTTGACGGGACGAGCTCCTGGACAACAAAAGAGGGGGTATGGTCAGGGAATATCAAATTCGTGATGAAGGGTGGGACCATGAGCGGCACCCCGGTAGATTGGGTGTCCTCGAACAAGGGCGAAATGGAGGTCATGATGCATTCGGGTGCCATGCAGCGAGTAGATCAGGTGGTTAAGACCGGGGCCAACAGCTATGAAATCCATGTAACCGAGGTTCCCCCGGTGCTCCCGAGCCAGATACCGACTGGATTTACTAAGGCAGATGTGGTACACTTAACCTACGCAAAGGAGGGGGATGCCATGAACGTCAAGAAGGGCAAGCAAAAGGAAATCCAGCCGGACAGCGGCGTGAAGGTTTTTGATTTCGCCACCCAGAAGTGGTACGAATTCGAGGCAACCGAAGGCAAGACGCTGACCAACAAATACGGAATCCCGCACGACAACGGGATGACCGCCGAGGAACTGGCTGAGGCCAATCGGCCAAAGAAGGAAGAGTAGCCGACCAACGAGCCGCTCCCAATCGGGGCGGCTTTTCAGTTTTCTGAAAGGGGGACGAAATGAGCACGTTTTTGAAAACCGACTCCAAGATGCGGTACACCCTCGGCGTGGTGTACGCCCCGGACGAGGTCGACTCCCAGGGGGACTTCTCCCCGGCCGAGGAGATCGAGAAGGCCTGCCATGGCTTCATGCGCAGCCTGCAGGGGAAAAAGATCAAAAAAGGCGCGCTGGGATTCATGCACAAGGACTGGAGCGATGATATCGGCGACATAGTGGAGTGCTTTATAGCCCCGATTGATATGACCATTGGGGACGCCGAGATCAAAAAGGGGACCTGGCTACTGGGGGCCGTCTGGTCGGAGGACATATTCCAGAAGATCGAGGACGGCGAAATAACCGGCTACTCCATGGGGGGCAGCGGGACCCGGGAGAAGGTGGACGAGGTGGCCAAGTCGGACGACGAGCCATCCCGGTTTGCACAAGCAATGCATGAGGCAATCACCAACCGACTATCCAGCGAAGGGAGGTGATAAAAGTGCCGAATAAGCTCAAGGATATGAAAATCAAGGAGATCAGTGCAGTAACCAAGGGGGCCAACCGCAAACAGTGGGTCATCGTCAAGTCTGACGAGGGCGACCAAGACATTCTTGCCGCGGACGATATCCTAAAGGTGGCCGTTGAAGCATTGGGGATAGCCATCAATAAGACCGTCCAAGAATATGATGAACCCGATGATGGGGACATCACCAAAATGCAGGACGACATTGAAGCGTCTTTCGAGGAATTTGCGGATTTTGCGAAAGAGGCTATGGTCGGCTCCTTTATGGATAACATAGGGAGAAAGAACCTGCGGGACCGGTTGTGGGGAGCCACCGACGCCTTGTACGAGGCGATTCAGGCGACCTTAAGCAACCCTGACATAGATAAGGACCAAAAGGCGGCCGACGTAGAGCAGGACCTGGAGGACTTCGCCGAATGGGTAAGTGGTCAACTGTTTAACAGCAAGGTTGCCAAGGCGGGTGCGGTGATCAGCTCCGACCGGCTGCGGAGGCTCAAAGAGACTCATTCCGCCCTCGGGGCAATAATCACGGAAGCCGAAGGAGTGAAGGCCGAACCCGACAAGGGGGACGTCCAGAAAGGGGATGATACCGAAGTGAAAGCAGAAGAGATTAGCAAAATGGTAGACGATGCCCTGCAACCCATCATCGATAGGCTGGATAGCCTGGAGAAGTCGGGCGAGGGGGAAGAGAAGGGTGAGGACATGGCTCAGGTCGTAACCGATGCCATCACCAAGGCCATGGAACCCATCGCCCAGCGCCTGGAAGTAATCGAGAAGGCCAAGGGAATCAAAAAATCCATCGACGGCCAAGAGGACGAGGACAAAAATGTCAAAAAGTCCTTCTGGGGCGGCATCCTGTAGGGTAACCCCCAAAGTAATCACATACCACCACGAGAGGCAGGGGCCTCTTTTTTTGTTGCCCATATTCGAACTTTGAAGGGAGAGGATACTGTTGAGAAATACCGAGCTCATAAACAAAATTGATACCGGCGACCTCGCGGCCGGCGGGATTCTGCTACCGGAGCAAAGCAAAAAGTTTTTTAAGATGACGTTTGAGGCCACTCCGTTCTCAAAACTGCACCGCAAAGAACAACGCGCAGCCAAGACCGGTGAAATTGACAAGATCGCGATTGGCGGCCGCCTGCTGAGAAAGAAAATCGAGGACACCGACGACAACTACCGTGCCGGCGTTACCCACGGCAAGGTGGAATACTCCACTGTGGCTGTGCGTCTGCCTTGGGAAATCACCGAGGAGACCCTGCGGGAGAACATCGAGGGCGAGGCCTACGAAGATCTGGTCATGGGAATGATGACCACCCAACTCGGCATCGACCTGGAAGATTTGCATTGGAACGGCGACTCCAGTCTGGTGGCCGACCCGTTCCTGAGTGTTAACGACGGCTGGCTGAAAAAGATGTCTGATGGAGCCACCCACGTAGTGGACTGCACCGCCGACACCAAGTTCAACAAGTCTACCTTCTTCAAAATCCTGAGCGAGCTTCCTAATAAGTTCCGCAGCGATAAACTGCGCTGGATGATGAGCCCCAACCGGGCGCTGAACTGGGTAGAATACCTGACCGGACGTTCCACCGGCGCTGGCGATGCCGCCCTGAACGGTGGAGGCATCTTGGGCGCGGCTCCCTTGGGAATCCCCATCTGCCCCATCCCTAGCTTCGGCGACAGCACCATCGTGCTGGGCGACCCGCAGAACTTTGTGGCTGTGTGGACTTATAATATCCGGATTCGCAAGACCACCGAAGGCCGCGAAGCCGTAATGCAGGACAAGCGGTTCTATGTGGTGCATCTGGACGACGACCCCGTAATCCAGGAACTCGACGCCTGCGTCCTGGCCAACAACCTGACTGCCACCACCCTGACTGACTAATGGTCGCGGTCAAGCTGACTAAACATCTCAGCTATAACGGGTACGGAATCCGGGCCACCAGGGACAACCCAATCGTGCGCACCGACCCCGAAACGGCAGCGGCGTTGGTGACCGCAGGGCATTTTGAATATCTGGAGACCCCGGAACCCGTAATGATTCAGGAAACCAAGCCGGCCCGCCCTAAACGGGCCAAGAAATAAAGGAGGTAGATATGGATGGAACTTCAGAGAGGATATAACCCTGGCGCCTTGGGCCTGTATCAAGTGGCCAGCGGTCGCATTAGAATCGGCGAGGTCGCATCCGCCAGCGCTGGCACTGTCAACGTAGCGGTCCTGCCCGCGGGAGCTCTCATCGTTAACACCCTGGTCGAAATCGAAGAGCCCTTCAACTGCGGCAGCCCGGTCCTCCAGGTCGGCAAGAATGCCAGCGTGGATGACCTTGTGCCCAGCGCGTCCATTACCGAGGGGACTCCCGCATTTTATGCGAACGGCACCCCGGTGATCGCCCGGGTCACCGAAGAAACCACCGTTAAGGCCAAACTGAGCCGCACCGGGGCCGCTGGGACCACCGGAATCGCAAACGTAATGGTCTTTTACGTCCGGGTGCAAGAGGCCTAGTAGAAAGGGGGTAACCCCGTGAATTATGTTGGCTTAGAGCACCTCAAGGCCAGGGTGAATACGACATTGGCCGATTACGATCTGGACGAGATCATTACTGCGGAATCCGCAGTCATTACCCGCGCGCTCGGAGTTGAGCCTGGAAGTCCAATGACCGAGTATTTTTACGGGGCGGGACCGGTGTTGTTTCTGACTTTTGCCCCATTGGCCGGCTCGGTATCGGTGGACGAAGTCGACACCGACGGAACAGAAACGGTCGTTGATGCCGACACCTACACCGTGATGGGCACGGCTATTGTTCGGAACAGCGCCATGTCGACCCGGAGTTATCTGGACTCCCCTACCAAGTGGCCGCGGATAAGCAAGGCGACCTACGCCTTGGCGGACAGACCGGGAATACTGGCGGTATGCCAGGGGGTGTGCATTGATTTGTGTAGATTGGCCATCAATGAGATGGGGGTAGAGCAGAGTGAGTCGATTGGCAGCTACAGTCATAGCTCAAAAGACACAAACACCGAGAGGCGGCGCATTTTGGCCCGGCTCGGAAGGGTCAAGGCGGTCAAGCCTGCGGTGGCACGATGAGCTACAACCAAATGCTCAACAAAACCTTGGAGGTTGTCCGCAAACTGTCCGCGTCCGACGGTATGGGTGGATTCACCGACGGCACCGACGAGGAGTGGATCAGCGTCAAGGGGCGGATTAGCCCCGCGTCGGCCCAAACCCAGACCATGTACCAGGCTTTGGGGGTGCGGGTAACGCACACCGTGTATCTGCAGGCCGGAGTCCAGGTGGCGGAAGGCAACCAACTCCGCTACGGAACCCGGTACCTATTGGTCAAGGGAATTAAGGACCCGGATGAATCGGGCCACCACCTGGAATTGCAGTGCGAGGAGGTACGGTGATGGCAGTCAAATATGTAAGCCATTTGCCCGCCTGCGTGGCATTGTTCGAGGCCGAGATTGATCGCCGAGTTAGTCTCGCCTGCCAGCACATGGTGAACGCAACCAAACAAACCTTAACCGGGCAGCGCACCGGGAGAATATACCGGGTGGCGGGAACCAAGCAGAAATACACCGCGTCGCACGCGGGTGAACCACCGGCGGTGAGAACCGGCCGGCTTAGGAATAGCATTAGGTTTATCATGCTGTCCAAAGGCTCCCACGTTGAGGGTGCGGTGGGTACCGACGTTGAATACGCTCCCTACCTGGAGTTCGGCACCAGCAAGATGGCGCCCCGCCGGTTTCTGGGCGTTACTTTCGAGCAGGAGCGGATTCGCATCTTCTCTATTTTGAGAGGGGGCGGATAGCGTGACTGACGATCTTTTAAAGGGCCTGTGGGGAACCCTGGCCAACGACGCCACCCTGGCGGCGCTGTTGAGTACCTATACGCCATTGGGCGGGACGGCTGGTCCCGCTATATTTTTTAACCGCGGCCCCCGAGACACAACCATGCCCTATATAGTTCTGAGCGGCGATGCCAACGTGGAGGAGACCCCGGCCACCGAGCGATTCTCGTGCGGGGTGGACATATTCGACGAGTCGCCCAGCGGAATCAGCGTGTTGGCTATCGGGAAGCGGATCGAGAAACTATGGGACTTTCAGACCCCCAGCATTGCCAATGTGACCATGTTGGGGATAATGCGACAATCTAAAACCCTGGTTCCGGATGAGGACGAGAATATCCAACACCTACACATGCAGTTCATCGTCCGGTATTGCCGGAACGATCTGTATTAGGGAAGGGGGCTGAGGCTTGGTCGCAATAGTTACAGCCAACGCGGTCCATGGCGGGGTGGAAACCATCGTCGAGATGCACTCCCGCCTGTTGAACGCACCCGTTTATGTGGCCGGCGGGCTCCGCGACCCCTATGGGTCCTGCCCTTTCGACTACACCCGGACTGACACTCCGGAGGATTTTGAGCAGGCCCTGCAATTTAGCGATGCGGTCATGTACCACTGGTTGCCCAGGTGGGCCACCGACATCATAAAGAAACTGCGGATTCCGGCTATTGAGTACGTGCACCGAACCGACACGGCCGACAACGACAAGAGCGTCCCCACCAAGGTGATTGCACACAGCCAGCACATCGTAGATTACCTGAAAACGATGGGTTGCAAGGCTGAGCTGGTCCCATATCCGCTGGAAGTGGACACATATCCTTTGGCCACCGGAGGCCCCAGAGTGGGCGGGGTGACCAGCTATTACAGCATTAAAGGGCTGGACACCATTATCCGGGCGCGCAAGCTGCTAGGCGGTCACGGCGAGCTCCTCCTGACCTTTTACGGTTCGGGGGCAGACCTGCCACGGTTGCAATTGGTAGCCGCGGAGGAGAATGTTGCCGCCCAGATGCTAGGCCCAGCCAAGGACCCGAGGGAGGTATGGCAGGAGTACCGCCTAGCAATATCGGCCAGCACGGTCGAAGGCGGGACGCCGCTGGCGATTCTGGAGGCTTTGGCTTGTGGAATCCCGGCCATTGTGCCCCAACTCCCCGGGTGCCTGGAGATCAAAACCCGGGCGCTCGAAGCCGGGGTTGACCTCCCGTTGTACTTTTTCGACGGGACGTCCGCTGATCTGGCGCGGGTCATGGATCAGGTCCTGCATTTCAACCTGGACCCCACCAAGGGGCGCGAGGCCATGTTAAAACTGTTCCCGCCCGGAGAGCATATCCGGGCAATCAGAAGTATTGTAGCGGAGGTGTCCAAGTGATGCAGCAGATAGACAAAGTCGCGAGCGTATTCGACGAGGGCTATTACCACAATGACCGGCTGGATTATTCGTGGGGCCGGCTTCAAAAAGAGTTTAGGGCGTCGGCTAACGTTATCAAGCAGCGGTTCGACCCCGTAAGCCTGCTCGACGTAGGATGCGCCAAGGGCTTCATGGTCAAGGCATTGCACGAGATAAACGTAGACGCATGGGGCGTTGATGCGTCCAAGTATGCGTTAGCGGCCGCCCCGCCCGAGGTCCAGTTTTTCCTTTCGCGGGGGATTATCCAGGCTCTGCCTTTTAATGACATGGCCTTCGACACGGTTTTATGCTGCGACGTCTTGGAACACATACCCGAGGAGGACGCCGAATTGGCGTGCTCCGAACTAATGCGGGTGACCGACAGGCGTTTGATCATCAACGTTATTACCCTGGAGGTTCCCGACTACGACGACCCCACCCACATTACGATTAAGCCGCGGCAATGGTGGGTCGACAAGCTCTTATCACACGGGGGGCAGGAAGTCCCCTACGATTCATACGGAGCTGCGGTCTGGTGGTTCAATGTACGGGAGCGGTCAATCGTAATCCAGAAATAAGATTTGACCAGGGATAGGCCCGCAGGCATGTGGGCGACGCGCATCACCCCCCTGCGCGTCCCTGGTCATTAATTGTGGGGGCCAACAAGTGATTAGAGGGGGGCATTGGAATGAAAATAGCCATATTGACCAGCGTGTTCTTTCAGCAAGTCGAGGAGATACACGGCCAGGATCGCATTATATTCGGAGGAGCAGAGCGGTACCTAGTCGAACTGGCAAACTTCCTGCGGGCCGATGGGCACGAGATTACCGTGTATCAGTCCATGACCGGCAAAGAGATGATCACCAAGGAGTACCAGGGAATTAAGATAGTCTGCCTGCCGGTCCAGGACACATGGGAGCTACATGTGGCCCCGAACTTGTGCGAGACCTTCCACGAGATGAGCATTGCCGCCGACCTACGCATCTACTTTGCCAGCTTTCTCGCCTGGCCACGGGTCAAGGGTCCCTGCATATCCATCAACCACGGGGTGTTTTGGGATTTTCCGGGGCATTTCCCCCGGACGACTTACGGGGAGGCCCGGGATGAGTTTTTTAGGCGCCAGATCGAGGGCATGACCATGGTGGACGCGTGCGTGGCGGTGGACACCAACGTTCGCAATTTTGTGGCCGGGTATATGCCGGGCTATGAGACCCGGATTCACTATGTCCCCAACTTTGTGAACACGCAGCAGTTTTGCCCACGCAAAGACCTGAATAGCGGCCCCATCAAGATTCTGTACCCGCGGCGGCTCACCCCAGTGCGGGGAATAAACGAATTCATGTCAGCGGCATCTGAATTACCAGAATGCGAATTTTTACTGTGCGGGCAGTCGTTCTCCGAGGAAGCCGAGGAGATGCTGGTCAAGTACCAGGAGGACACCCAGCAGAACATGCGCACCATTTCTCGACCCATGGAGGACATGGCCGAGGTGTACCAAGCGGCCGATATAGCCGTGATTCCCACCCGGGCCGCCGAGGGAACAAGCCTGTCGTGTCTTGAAGCCATGGCTACCGGGCTGCCGATCGTAACCACCCCGGCAGGAGGGCTGCCCAACTTGGTCATTGATCGTTGGAACGGGCTATTGGTTGACCTCAACCGGGACAGCCTGACCCCCGCGCTGAGATGGCTTATTGACCGTCCGGAGAAGATGATCGAGTACGGTAATCGCAACCGCGAAATGGCGGTCGAGGCCTTCGATATTGAAGTCTGGAAAGAAAAATGGAGACAAGTGATTAACTACGTCATGTAAGGAGGAGATAGACTGTGAGAAGCGGCGTAACTACCCAGACCATGAACAATATCCTCATTGGCCCGGGCGCCCTGTACAAAGGCTTTGTAAACCCCAGCTCCCCTGGCACCCTAATAGGGGCAACCTCGGGAGGCAATACTGTCCGGATCACCCGGGAGTATTACAACCCCGAGATCGACGGATTGCTGGGACCCCTTAAAGGTGCGGGACGAGTGGTCAAAGAAAGTGCGGAGATTGAGGCCAACCTGGTCGAAATCACCAAGGAGAACATACTGCTGGCATTGGCCGGCACGGTGCAAACTGCGTATGGTTCTCCCCAGACCCATGCTCTGATTTCCAGCGCAGGGGCGATCAGCGCCGGCAACTACATTGACACCATCGCCCTGGTAGGTGAGAAATCCGGGTCCACTCAGCCTATCTGCTTTGTAATTGAGAACGCTCTGGTCACCGATCCCGTGGAATTCCCGCTGGGCGATGGCAAGGGCACCGTGGTAATGAAAACTAAGTTTACCGCGCACTATCTGCAGGAGAGCCCGAGTGTGCCGCCCTGGAAGATTTACTCTCCGGTTTAATTAGATCATAGGGGGGAATAACCAATGACAACCAAAAAGAAGAGCGAGATCGAAACGCTCGTTGAAGTGAACCAAGAGATCGTCCTGGACGGTAAAACCTATCAAATGCGAAGGTTAAACGTCCGGGACGTTTTCTCGTTTGCCAACCTATTCTGGAAAGCCATGGCCCAGGTCCGCGAGGAGCTAGGCGAGGAGGCGCTGGAACAACAGGACGACGCCGCGGCTACCAACGTGTTTTTTGAAGCCTTTTTGGGCAACCCGGTGGGATTCGCTAAGGTTTTTGGTCCGGTAATCGGGATGACACCGGACGAATTTATGCGAATGTCTCCGAAGGCGACAATGGACTTTCTAGGGGTGCTCCAAAAGCAGGAGGACCTCAACGCTTTTTTCGGCGCGGCTCTAGCGATGATGGGGACGCTCGGATCACTATCGCGCGGGCAATAGACATGATACAGGCACGGTACGGCTGGGACGACGAGCAAGTGCTCTCCCGGCCGTACACGCGCTTTCTGCAAATCCTGGAGGCCATGGGGCAGAACAAGGCCGAGGAGGCCAAGGCAAGAATGGTTGACGGAGCCTGGATAGCCTGGCAGACTGCGCATTTTGAGACCCCGCTGACATTCGGGGAATACCTCGACAAAATGGGTCTCGGGGAAAAACCAGAAATCGCAACCGCCGATGACGCTGTAAAGAACGCCGAATCGGTGCTCAGTAGACTGAAAGGGGGAGTGGCAACCCGTGAGCTTCTCTAGTGAACTATTTAAGCTCTATGGAACAATCGACATAAACGGGGGCTCTGCCATATCCCAAATGACGCAGGCGGAGTCGGCCGGGCGACGACTCAGTGGCGTGCTTGGCTCTGTGACAAAGCAGGCCATGGGCGTGGCCGCTGGCTTTGGACTGTTTTCTGTCGGTGCTAAAGCAATTAGCTTCCTGCGGGAGACATTCATAGGATTCAATGCCGACATGGAAGGTGTCCAGATTGGATTCACCACCATGATGGGGTCGGCGGACGCGGCGGCCAAGTTCACGGAAGAACTCCTAAACTTCGCCGCCAAGACACCGTTTGAATTCCCGCAGCTACAGTCCGCTGCCCAGCGCATGCAGGCGTTTGGATTTGAATCTGAGAAGGTTATCCCCATGATGACCGCGATAGGCGACGCCAGCGCCGGTTTAGGCCGTGGCCAGGAGGGGATTCAAAGACTAACCCTCGCCTTGGGACAAATGAAAGCCAAGGGCAAGATTCAGGCTGAGGAGATGCTCCAGCTAACTGAAGTCGGAGTAAACGGGTGGAATTACCTCGCCGAGGCCATGGGCATGACCACCATGGAGCTCCAGAAGATGTCTCAGAAGGGGCTACTGCCCGCAAACGAGGCTATCGACGTTATTGTGGCCGGGATGGAAAAGCAATTCCCCGGCATGATGAAGAACATGGAGGATACCTGGGAAGGCGTAACCTCGACCATTAAAGACAATGCCCGCATGTTGATCGCCGGGCTGACTCAGAACACCTTTGCCTTCATGAAGAACGGGCTGATTGAGGTCCGCGATTTTATGGAAAACGTGATGCTGATATTTAAGGCCGAGGGCTGGAAGGGGCTATGGGACAATCTTGTGCCCCCGGATATCCAGCGCACTCTTGGCCCTATTCTGGCCGTGTTCGGGTCCGCATTTGAATCTATCAAGCAGGGCATCCGGGATATCATCCCCGTGTTGACCGACATAGCCAGAACCGGGGCCGTGTTCCTGTCCCCGATCGTGCTGGCCATAGGATTGGCGGCCAAGGCGGTAGGAGAGTTTGCTTCGCTGATCGCACGCAACTGGGGTGCAATCAAGCCGATATTGGTGACTACCCTGGCGCTGTTCTTGAGTTACAAAACGGTCGTAATCACCATGGAATTGGCCCGCAAGGCTGTGCTGGCTTTCCAGCTTACCACCGCTCTGTTCTCGGTGATGGCCCAGGCGGTTAAAGCCGGGGGACTGGCGTTTGCTGCTTTTAATTTCGTGCCCAAGACCATGGCCGAGGTGCGGGCGGCAATCATCCTGACTAAGGTGGTGGCAGTAGGAGAATTTATGGCCATCGCCGCTATCGTCACCGCGGTCATTCTGCTGGCCGTGGAGATTGTTCGCAACTGGTCGACGGCCGTGCCCGCCATGAAATCAATCGGTTACGCTATCGGCTCAGTGTTCAAATGGCTAGGGGCCGCTGCTAGTGTACTTGGCAACGAGATACAATACGGGCTGGCTACTGCCCTACGTGCGACCGTCGGAAACGTGCTCGCCTTTGCCCGCACCCTAACTGGAGTATTCGGACCGCTGGCCAAGGCGCTGCCAGATCAATTCCAGGCATTATATGCGGGGCTTACCGACGGATTGGACGCAGCTGTGGCTGGCATGGACGACTTTAAAACTGGGTCAGCGGCGGCACTTGACGCAGCTAAAGCCAACTTGGGAGCAGCCGGGGCGGCAGTAGGAGAAAACGTCGACACCATGGTTGGCAACGTTAAGAACTTCGGCTCCGCTGTTTGGGGTGACATGACGGCCGTGTTCGGCAAGGCCAAGGAGACCGTGACTAACTCCTTCGCGGGAATGACCGTGGCCAGCGACGATGCCGCCACCGAGGCGGCACTGGATTGGGATACCGCTGCCAAAAACATGCAGGATGCCATGAACGAGACCGCCGAGGCAGGCAAGAAAAGCGGGAGTGCAGCCAAGGGGGCCGCCAAGGAAGCCAAAGCCGAGCTAGACAACTATATGAACACACTGGACCCGCTCAAGGCTAAAATCGAGTCGATAGATGCGGCCATGGAGGCCAATGTCAGCAACCTCGAGGCGACCGGCGATGAGGCAGGCGCGGCGCAGGCAAAGATGGATGGGCTCAACCAGAAACTATCGGTGCAGGCCGAGATTATCGCGTCCCTGCAAGCCAAACACCAGGAGTATGTCCAGACCAAGGGGGCCGATGCTGAGGCCACCCTTAAGGTCCAGGGCGCTCTAAGCGACGCCATTAAGGACGAGGCCAAATTTAAAGCCGAGATCATGGATGCCCAGAAAGCGATCGTTGCTTATAACAAAAAGCTGGAGGAGCACCAGAAAGAGATACAAAAGACCGGGCAGGAAGTATCCGACCTGGCCGACAAGTACCGGAACGATCTGGCCCAGGCGTCAGCGGACTACTACGAAAATGTGGCCGCCGCCGAGG